TAATATTTATGTGCTTAATATTACAAATATTGAATGGCAGCGTCCAATTGACACTATTTCATTAGAATCATTAATTGATATTAAAGATACACGTGCACTTACACTTTCACAAAACAATACAAATACAGGTTATTTCGAAAATTGCACGAATTTAATATGGACTGCAACTGATGGTATTAATTTAACAAATACTACAAGTTTATCAAGATGTTTTTATAATTGTAATTCATTTAATGGAGATATATCAAACTGGGATGTATCAAATATAACTACTATGAGGTATATGTTTAATAATTGCACTTCATTTAATCAACCACTTGATTTTGATACAAGCAAAGTAACAGATATGAGTTTTATGTTTTATGATTGCATTTTATTTGATCAAGATATTTCTGATTGGGATGTCTCAAGTGTTGAGAACTTTGAGAATTTTTGTTATGGTGTTACCATAAGTGAAGAAAACTATGATAATATACTTATAAGTTGGCTAAATGAAGTTAAAAAAATTGATGAATTAGAAGAACCACGCACACTTAATTTTGGTAGTAGTGTATCTTCGATTAATGATACAATTAAAAGAGAATATTCTGATATAAATTATAAAATTATAGATGGCGGTCCTGATTATGAAGGTATTTCTCCTCAAATTTTACATAAAAAAAATTATTTCATAATTTCATATATTAATTCAATTGATGAATTCAATGGACAACAAACTAACTTATTAATTAATCATATTGCAACAAAAAATACTTTAGCTGAAATAAATAAAGTAATATGTACTTTTATTAATAACTAAATTTCGTTTAATTTATTGAAAGTTTCATTAATGGTTACTGTATTAAAAGTGTTGCTATATATATCTGCTAATACTGAAGCAAATTTGTCTCGTGTAACAATAAATATATAAGCATCCGGAAATTTATCCTTAATCAAAGCTGTTTCACAAACAATAAAAATATCCGTAGCATCTCTTCTATCTGATGGGACCAGTTTGTCCGCTTTTTCTGCTCGAGGATGTTTAGTATTTGTGAATTTAATAGTTAAAATATCTTTTTGCTGAGTCTTAAAAAGATCTATTTCTTTATCATCATTATAATTTTCATAATCAATTAAAACAAATATTCTTTTATTTTTATAATTTTTTGATTTAGAATTCTCTAAACTATATTTATTCTTGTCTAAATTGACAATCTGACTTAGACCATTTTTAGCAGCATTGAACTGAGCAAGTTTTTTTGACTTAAAAATAGATGACACCCCTTTGTAAAATTTATCCCTATAGGTAAATTCTACAGTTGATGTAAATGTAGGAGGTTTTGAATTAATGGATTCATCTTTATAAACAGGCACAGTAGTGTTATCTTTCATAACTAACTCCTGCAATTTGTTTTTTGGATTCTGCTCCATGATTGATCTTGATGTTTTACTTATCTAGTTATTTTACTTATTCAATTTTTATAATAATCTTATGATATATGTTATTCATATTAACTATGTTTAACGATCAAAAATATTAAAAAGTATATTAGAAATTAGTCTAAAAACTAAAATTAAATTAACGACTAAATTATGAAATGTTCTGTATTTGGTTGCAGATTTAGAGAAAATCACGACACAATAAATCATACTTGTGGAACTTGCAAAAGTTATCCCATGGTGTTAGAGAGTGTCCAAACAATAATTTTGGAATTGAATATTTAGAGGTGAATTATTTATCAAAAAAAGAGTTATTAAATATTTACCAAAATAAAAAGAATAATAATCTCACAGACTATTTAACTATTCCAAAAAAAGGATACTACACTATCATTGGTTTGGAAATGGGGAATTCTGCTATTGTTAGAAATGACAACAATAGTGTACAAATTATTTATTTATCGGATTATCATAATGAAAAACTTTATGAACTTAACAAAAAAGCAGAAGATTTAAATCTGGTCAAAGTTTTTATTAATGGGTTCAAAAAAACTATTTATTAATAAACAAAATATTTAAATATATATAGAAAGAATAATCTATTAAATGGCATATGAAAATCCACCAACTTGTGATGTGTTTCAATGTTTTAGTAGAGATCATACTAGAGAAGAACATCAATGTGTAAGATGCAAAATTAAAGGTCATGGTCATAGAGAATGTCCTAAAAAAAACTATGGATTAGAGTTAAAAAATCAATTAATACCTGGAGATATGGTACAAAAATTAAAAGATAGGAAAGAAACAGGAACTATTTTTGATAAAATGTATGTTCATGCCATATCTCATGGAGAATTTTGCTATGGTCCTTTGGATGATGGTGACTCTTATTTTATTAGAAATACAGGCGGATTCCTTCAAGTTATCATTATAACATCTAAACAAAATGAAATACTTCAAAGGAAAAATTTAAGATACACCGATGTTCATCTATTAAGACATTTCGCTAATAGATATATTAAAGCGTAATTTTAACATTTTATATTAATGCTTTTATATAAATCTATTAATCAAATATATTCTTTTATTAAATTTATATTATGAATAGATTTAATAAATAAAATAGCTTTATTTTCATATTGTATTTAATAACTAATCAACATCTTCTACAGTTGTGGATGGTCCTGAATTTTGACCCATATTTTTAGCCATCTCTTCCATCTCAGCTTGTTGTTCTGGTGTCATATTTTTCATAAATTCTTCAACTTGTTCGGGCGTCATTCCTCCGGGCATTCCACCGGGCATTCCACTAGGCATTCCTCCTGGTGGTGGCGCTTCACCTCCATATAGTTTACCTACAAGAGGATTATATACAGATTCTAATTCCTTGCGCCATTCTGCTACTTGATCAACAGATGGAGATGCAGTATCATAAAGTTTCTTTTTAAGGCTTTCTGTTGTTTCCTTAACTTGATTAATTTCTTCTTCAGAAAGTTTTTGTTTAGTTGAGTCCTCTTCCATCATTTTTTCAACTTGGAAGAGATAATTTTCAAATTCATTCACTTTATCAACTCTATCTTTTTCTTTTTCATCTTGCTCTTTATATTTTTCAGCTTCAGAAACCATACGTTCAATATCATCTTTAGAAAGGCGACCTTTATCATTTGTAATTTGAATCTTTTCTTCCTTTCCAACTGCAGTTTCTTTTGCACTTACATGCAAGATACCATCTGCATCAATGTCAAAAGTGACTTCAACTTTTGGTGTGCCTCTTGGAGCAGGTGGAATACCACTAAGTTCAAATTCACCTAATTTTGTACAATCTCGTGTAAATTGTCGTTCACCTTCATATACTTGAATAGTTACAGCAGGTTGATTATCAGAATATGTTGTGAAAGTCTGAGTATGTTTAGTTGGAATAGTTGTATTTCTTTTAATCATTGGTGTCATAACACCTCCCGCTGTTTCCAAACCAAGAGATAATGGTGCAACATCTAATAAAAGCATTTGATTTGTCTTTTCATCACCCTGACCACCTAAAATTGCTGCTTGGACAGCAGCACCATACGCTACTGCTTCGTCAGGATTAATACTCTTATTAAGAGTTTTACCATTGAAATAATCAGATATTAATTTCTGTAGTTTAGGGATCCGCGTAGTTCCACCAACCATTATAATTTCATCTATATCTGATTTAGATAATTTAGAATCAACCATAACTTTATCAATCGGATCTAAACATTGACGAAGTAATGAACCACATAGATCTTCAAATCGTGCCCTTGTTATCTGAGTGAAAAAATCAACTCCTTCAAAGAAACTGTCTATTTCTAAATTTGCAGAAGCTGATGCGGATAAGGTTCTTTTCACCCTTTCGCAGTGAGTTTTAAGTTTCCTCATTGCCCTTTTATTACTTGATGGATCTTTCTTGAATTTTCTCTTAAACTCTTGTACAAAATGATTCACTAACACATTGTCAAAATCCTCACCACCCAAAAATGGTAATCCACTTGTAGCTTTTACTTCAAATATACCATCGTCAAGATTTAACACTGAATAATCAGCAGTTCCACCACCAATATCCACTACTAAGATATTCTTTTCTGAATCCATATTTTTATCAAGACCATATGCGATAGAAGCGGCGGTTGGTTCATTTATAATTCTCAATACATTAAGCCCTGCAATAACACCTGCATCTTTAGTTGCTTGACGTTGACTATCGCTGAAATAAGCTGGTACTGTTACAACAGCATGTTTGACTTGTTCACCCAAATAATCTTCTGCAATCTTTTTCATTTCACCTAAAACCATTGCACTAATTTCTTCCGGATGAAACATTTTCTTTCCCCCCATATAATCAACTCTAATGCAACATTTACCACTGTCTCCTTTTACTACTTCAAAAGGTGCATGACCTAATGCATCTTTAACATCTGGATCATCGTATTTTCGACCTATGATACGTTTAGCATCATAAACAGTGTTTGTTGGATTCATTGAAGCTTGATTCTTTGCAGGTTCACCTATTAACCTCTCTTCTCCATTAAAAGCTACATAAGAAGGAGTTGTTCGATTACCTTGACTGTTCGCAATTATCTCTACTTTTCCATCTCTATATATACCCACTGCTGAATATGTGGTTCCCAAATCGATACCGATAACGGGTCCTGAAATTTTCTCTGGTGTACTATCAATTGGCATTACTTGATTTAAGTTATATAAATGAAAAAAAAACAATTTTTTATCATATATTCTTTAAGTATATTTATAAATATTATGTGAAATATGAAGAAAATATGAAGAAAATATGGAGTAATATGGGTAATATGAGCAATACAAGTAATATGAAATAATATCTGATAATTTAACATTTTGACATGAAAATTTAATGAATTATTTGAATCAATAAATAATTGAAAAAATAATATTATTTAAGTTATTTTATTTATGGATAGTTTTATTGTTAAAGTCAAAGATAAAGTTAAAAATCAAAATAATAATAAAAACATAAATAATAAAATAAGAGTTTTAGAAACAAAAAATAGTTTTTTAGATATTTATGATTTAAGTCAAGATGAAAATTTTAAAAATCTAGTCAAATCTAGTGTAAAAGAGACAACACCATTATTAAATATTAAACCTGAAATAGTTGTATATGGAAAAAAAAGAAATCAAAATAGAGATATTGGATTCTTTTCTAATACATCTATTGGTTATAAATATTCAGGTCAATTGGCTAAATCAATTAAATTAACTAAATCAACAAAACTTTTATTGGAATATATCAATTACAAATTTAATGCAAATTTTAATGGTATATTAATAAATAAATACAATGATGGTAAAGAGTCAATTGGCAAACATTCGGATGATGAGTCTTGTTTAGGTAATGTTGGTGTGATGGCTATATCTTTTGGTGCTGTCAGAAAATTTAGAATCAAAGATAAATTTACTGGATCCAAACAATTAGATTTAGATACAAAAAATTACTCTATAATTCATATGGGCGGTAATTTCCAAAAAGAGTTTACACATGAAATACCAATTGAATCAAAAGTGAAAACAGCACGATGGTCTCTAACTTTTAGACACCATACCGAATAATTTTATTTATATAAATCTAAAAAAATATCTTTTAATAAAAATATAAGTATATGAAAACTCTAAAACTTGATATTAGAAATTCTCATGAATTAGATTGCAAAAGATTTTATAAAGATTTTATTAATATACCTGCAGAAAATATTAAATATAACATAGATTTTCTAAAAAATATATCTAAAAATTACGATAAAATAGATATCTATTGTAAATCCGGAAGAAGAGCAAGAATAATAAAACAACTTTATTTTAAAAATAACACTAAATTTTCAATAGCAGAAAAACATTTTTCACATTTTAATAATGATGAAGATATAGTTAAAAATAATTACTATTGTTTGGGTTTAACACGAAGTATACAAATTATTGCAGGGATTTTAATTATTTTAATACTATTTTTGACAGAAATAATAGATGCTAAATTTAGATACTTATATTTGGTTTTTGGCACATTTATGTTGTATGTAGGTATTTCTGGGAACTGTTTCATATCAAGCTATATTGTTAAATACTAAATTATTCAAATGAACAATTAAATTTTTTCATAATAGATTTAACCTTTTCAAAATACACTTAATATAAAAATTTTACTATATTAAATGGATCTTTTAATTGAAAAAGTCAAAAATGATACAAAACCATCATATCGTGCAAGATTAAACGACAATGGGTCTCTTTATAATAACTTAGCGAATATAGGTTGCGACAAAGGAATGATTGTATATGTAAAACGTAAAGGCGATTATAAAGGTTTCTCTATTAAAATGTTAGAAAAAGTTAAACCATTAATAACAGATATTAAAATAGTTAATGCTTTGATTAAACTAAAAGAAGAAAATATTCAAGGAGCTATTTCTGTTTTGAATATTAAAGATAAAGTTAGAAGTCATGGCATTATTTATCTTTATAAATTTATAAACTATTGGTTAAACAAAAATAATATAATACCCACAAAGGAAATTATAATGGAAATTAATAAAGACAAGAATAGTTTAGATGAAGATAGTAAAAAATTTATTGATAAAAAAAGATATGATGAAATAACAGAACCTTTCGAGATTTTTAGTATTGGTTCTTCTAGAAAAGGCAACTCAGTTGTTCCGGAAAGTTGGATAGGTAAAATATATAATAATGCAAAAGAGTTTCATGATGAATTCAATGGTTTAGAATGGAGAAAAGCATTACCTGAAGCTAGATTTTGTGCAATATACTCTATGTCTGTAAAGGAAAAAAATAGTATTGATACCAAAATAAATAATAAAAATAAAATATATGACATAGTTTTTCATTTAGATTTTAATAAAAGTAGTTTTGTAGAAAAGAGTAGTGAAATTTCTAAAAATAAATACTATATTAAACATACTTTCGATAAAAATGCAAATGTTAAAGAAGTTTTGTTCTGTATTGATAAAAAAATAATAGATATTAATCCTAATTTGAATAATCTTAAAAAAACATCTATTGGTATACTATCTAGTATACTTCAAAAAAGTATTAGACGTGGCAGAGAAGCATCTAATACAATGAATATATGTTTTAATAAAATCATAAAAGCTAAACCTTATAATTTACCCGATTTACAATTCACAAAAGTTTCAGGTTTAAGGCAATTATTATGGAGATTGTATATTTCCATTGTGGAAGATTCAAACTTATATTATCCTAAATCAACAAAAATAATGAGCATGGAAGACATAGTTATAACTGCTTTATTATGTCATATATATCCAGATTTAAGATTAAGTCATGAGTATTTAACAAAAATTAAAGACACATGTTTTGCTGTATTATTTGATGACAAAGATATTTATAATTGGAGAAAAGGTAAAGATATCAACATTCAATTTCAAAACTATAATGACTCTGTTAAGAATAGTTTAGCTTTGAGTAATTTATTAATGCCAATGATGAGCAATGATGAAAAACTTATTAATAAAGCTTTTTATAGGATAAAAGATATTGATATTAAAAAATTAGATTTTATCAAAGATAAGTTTAAATACTCTAAAAAAACAGTAGAAGAAGATACTTTACTTTCTAGTTATGATATGCATCCAATTCCAAAACTTATACTTTATGTTCAATCTGTTGTAAACCAAAAACTAAGTACAAAACAAATATGTTCTAAAATATGGGAAGAGTCTTCTAGACTTAATGTTAGAATAAAGCAAGACAATGATTTAATTAAAAATAAAACAAATTTTTGCAATTTATTAAGATCCATACAGAAAAACATTTTAGATAAAGATACAAATTTAAATAATAAGTTTAGAGATCTAATTAAGAAAAATAAAGAAAATTTATTAAAAAAGGACATCTATGATAAAAATACTAATAATGAAGATAGAATGGCTTTTTTAATATTATTTGGCAAAAAAGATAGAATAAGTTATAAAAATAAAATCTATGAGATAGGAATTTTTGGTGATGAAAAAAATTGTTGCAGAATTAAAAAAAAAGATAAATGGGTTATAGATAAAAATATAGAAGAAGTTTTTTTAAAAGATTATTCACGAAAGGTTGCTGTTCCTGTTCCTCCGAATGGATACAAATGGGTGTTTAATAAAACAACTGTAGATTTAAAATATAAAAATAATAATTTTTTAGTAGATGATATTAAAATTAAACCTTTTGGCTCTGGATTAATTAAAAAAAAACAAGATATTATATTAATCGAAAATAAACAAGAAAAAAATCCTTATCAAGAAATTTTAGATAACTGTTGTAAAGAAAATTACGAAAAAGATTTTAATTATTTGTTACAATTAATTGAATTTCATAAAGAGAGATTTAAAAATAATGATTTTAGAGTTTTTGATTTAAAATTTAATAATACCAAAGTTTGGAAAGATGTTTTTATCAAAATAAAATACGATAATATAGCTACAATCGGTCCTGTAGATAGAAATGGCAAAAAATTAGAAAACTCAATCAATTATTACTATGAAGGTATAATATGGAGATATTTTATAGTTTTGTCTGTTTTATTCCCCAGAACTATCAAAATAAGAAGTGGTTTGAAATTTGAGATAGATAAAAATTCGAATGAATATAATTATTTAGAAAATGTTTTAATAAAACTTAGCATAAGAACAGATTCTAGTAAACTTAATAAACAACTAATTATAAAAACTAAATTATGGGATCATCAGCAAAAAACTGTTGATACTATGATTGAAGGATTTACTAAATTAGATAAAAGAGGTTATGGTGATGCATCTCATGTTGGTGCAGGTAAAACTTTATCAGCTTTGAGTGTTGGTGTCAATCTAATTAATAATGCAAAATTAAGCAAAGGCGTGTTAGTTTTATTACCCACTCTTAAACTTTATAAAACATGGTTTGATGAGATTGAAAAACATACTAAATACATAGATTTAATATATCAAGAAAGTGATGGTAGTTTAATAAGAAAGTTAGACAAAAATAAAGATGTAAAAATAATGGAAAAAGATGTTAAAAGGAATAGTTTTATTATCTCAACTTTAGGTAGAATGCGTGATCATCCTTTATCTATATCTTGGACATTAGTTATTATTGATGAGTGTTTATCTGTGCAAAATAGAGATGCTTTACAAACTGCAGAGGCATGGCGTCAAATAACTGTTTCTGAATTTGGTGTTGTTATGATGAGTGCTACTTTTTTTAGATCTAGATTTGATAAAATGTTTTATATGTTAAAAATGTTGGATTCAGGATTACCAGAAACAAAAGAGTATTTAGATTGTATATTAAATGAACATATGATTTGTTACATTTCAGAAAACAGTAGAAAATGGCTGACTAATGTTACTAGGTATGATTTACCTAAAGAATTAAGAAAAGAATATGATGATGTAATTAAACTTACTATTTCTTCCGAAAAAATGTATATTTATTTAATTAAAATAGTGCATAAAAACAATTTTGTTAAAAGTTTTGAAACTAAATTAAGAGAGTTTGACAAAACAAAAAATATAAAATGTTTAATTTATGCTAAGAGTAAAGAAGAAGCTGATAAAATTGCTAAACTAAAAGATGTTGGAAGATACCCTGACATAACTCAAAAACACACTGTTTTATCTTATAATGAAGGAACATATGGTTTGAATGATTTAATTAAATTTAATACTATATTATCTCGGGTACCTGAACCAGATAAACTTCCTCAAATGAAAGGTCGATTAGATAGACCAGGTCAAAAAGAGAAAGTATTAAAATTGGAATACATTTTAACTAAAGACACAATTGAAGAAGCTATGTTTTTGAGGTTAGATATTGCTAATAGGTTTTTTAAGAACCACATTGTTCCATTAGCTGAGTTTTATGATATAGCTGTTGGAAGAAAAGCTTACTTAAATAAAAAAGAATAGTAAATTATATGGATTATCAAGAACTTGCCAATATACAAGATAAATTTATTAAATCAAATAAACTTCTTAACTATAATTTTAATATATTTAAAGATATAGAGAGAAATCAAGAAATAGTTCACAATTACCAAAAACTTTATAATTCAGGAAAACAATTTAGTATGTTTAGTATGTATAGTATCAACATAATAAAATGTAAATGGTATAAATTATTAGACACTCTTACAATTAATATTCCTAATATATATGATGTTATTAACCTAGATGATACTAAATTAAGAATTTATTTAAAAGATGGCAATATATTAACTAAAAAAGGTTATATAGAAATAAATAATTCGAAGATTTCTACTGGTTATTTCTCTTATTGTTATTTAATGTGTGATTCTTTGTATAAGATTAAATTAGATGGAATTGAAATAGAAGATATTAGGGATATTAATTTAGTAACAAAGCTGGGATTCTTAACTGATAATTTAAGGAAAAAACTTAAAGAGATTAGTAGGAATTATGAAAAAAATATACAAATCAAACATAATACATCAATTAATTGTGAAATAGAAGAAGTTAATTAATTTAGAAAACACATTTTCAATATTAACAAACTTTTTTTAATAAATATTATGATTTTATAAGTAATTATACAGTGGATTGATTTGTATAATTTCACTACATCGTATACTTTAAAGTAAATATAAATAAGGTGTAATTTTAAAAACAAATCATTATATATAGGAGATGTTTTATTTTTTGATTGCTATCTTTTTTATTACTATTTTTACCAATATTATTCTTTTTCTCTCCTATATGCAATTTTACTAAGTTTATATTATTTATGCACTTTTATAAACTTAATAAAATCATTCCTTCATTTGACGCATTATTAAACAGGTTGAAGGATTTTATTTTGTGTAAATTTTTTTTGGTCTTTCTTTATGATCCAATAAATATGCTGTTATTTTTCGCATATTTTTAACTGCATTTGTATCTCTATTTATGCATCCAATTCTATTATTGCTCATTTTATATGTTAAAACCGAATGCAAACTTTTTTCTTTTTCTTCATTTTTACTATTTTTATAAGTTACTTTTAAGTTGCCACTTTCTTTTTCTGTATAACAATTTAATTTTAATGTATTAAATTCATTTATATGGAAAACCTCAAAACGTCTTTTTAATAATCTTTTTATTCCTATTTTTACTTATTGTTTTTAATCCTTTTTTTCCTCCATAATCACCTATGATAAATATTGGTTTACCATATTTATTTTCTAATTCATTTAATAGTTTATATTCATGTCTTTTGGTGTTTATATAAAAAACCATTTTAATTTTTTTAAATATTCATTGTAATTTTTTTCATTATTAATTTTATTTTTTAAACTTAATTTTGTTTTGTATATTTCAAAAAATCCTTCTCATTGGTAGTATTTTTATTAAAACTTGTTAATTTTTTTCATAATCTTTTATTGTTTTATTGCAATTTTTATTTTTGAAGAATTTATTCTACCAATTTTGTTCTTTCCAAATTTGTTTTGAATAAAAGTAGAATCAACGATAGTAAATGATGGATTACTAATTTTAATAAAGTTATTACGGATAGAATAAAAAACTTTTTTAAAAATATAAAATTTAGAACATCTTCTAAAATGAAAATATAATGTTTGCCATTTAATTGGAGATCTAATAAGTCTCCAAGGAATACCAGTTTTCAAAACATAAAAAATTTCATTAAGAATTAATGATAACGAGTATGTTTGATTTTTATATTTATGAAAATATGATTTATAAAGTGTATGATTTTATTTAACGACATTGATAAAAATAGATTTATAAAATTTTAAAAAGTAATTATCCATAATTAAACTATATCTTATATCAGAAATAAATAAGAGTATATATACGTGCAATAATGTTAAAAAGAGAACAGTTAGAAAATAAAACATCCCGATAATAGAATATATTTAATTATATTAAAAAGTGGTAATTTAATTATTTAAATTAAAAATTGACAAATACTTTAATTTTAATAAATTATTGATTTTAAATGCCAAAAAATAATATTATAGAAGAATTTAATGATCTAATTAATAACACTACTATTTATGACTACGAATTTTTATCAAGTGATGAAATTAACAAAAAATATACTAAATTAAACAAAACAGGAAAAGAGTTTATTATGTTAGTTAATTGGCAAATATATGGAAATACATATGCAGAACTAATAAATGTATTAAATAATAGTAAATTTATAATAGACCAAACATCCATTAAATTAAAACTTTTTCTTAAAGATGGTTCTATTTTAAGAAAAAAATGTTTTATAAAAATAAAAAACAATGACAAAAATAAAATATTAACAAAAGTTAAATTTTACTGTAATATGGCATATAGGAAATATATTAATGATGATATTGATCTGTCATATGATTATTGGAGTACACCTTCTCCAATAACACGTGCGGAACTTACTTTTAGATATGGAGCGATGTCCGATCAATTTAAAGAAAAACTAAACAAATTAATAAATAAATATAAACAAAACAAACATAATACATCAATTAATTGTGAAATTGAAGAAGTTGATTAATTTATTTTATATAAGTTCATAATTAAATAATTAATAAAAAATGTATAACAACTAATCAAATTATAAAAATGTATAATAGTCTACATAATAAAAATTAAAAGTGATTGTAATTACTAATTCAACTATTAAAATATAATAAAAATTAAAAAGTATAATAGGAAAAGAAAATTAATTAAAATAATAAAAAAGTATAACTGCATTACAATAAGTACATAATTATATGGTTTTTGTATAGTAGGATGGGATAATGGACGATTTTAGTGGTATTTTTGTACAAAAAATCATACAACTGGCAAAAAAAAGTAGTTTTTATAAAAAGTTACACAAAATTTGTGTTGCTTTCGTGAATTTCTAGATTTTTTTGATTAAATATTTTTTTTTGTGGACAAATATTTTATTGTTTTTATATAATATTATGGCTTACATGATATACATTTTAAGTAAAATTATTAGTAAATTTAAAAATGTTCAAAAAATGTAAAAATATCCATGATCGTGTCTAAGAGGGGTAAAACTGCTATATAAAACAACAAAAAAAACCAAGATCGATTGAAGATTTTTCGACTAAAAATAGTCAAAAATCGTCATTTTTATTAAAATTCAGTCAAAAACGACTATTTTTAGTCACTAAATTTTTAACGCAATTTATATAAAAATAAATAAAATATTTCATATACTATATGACATTTTTATGTAAAATATGCAATTATAAAACTGAAGATAAAAGCAATCTTAAAAGACATTTTAATTCTATGCGTCATCAAAAAAACATAGCATCCTATCAATTGTCTTTTGGGGGGTTAACACAAACTAACAAAAAACTAACATCCTTTGTTAACCCCCAAGGTGATAAAAGTTATACATGCACCGATTGTGGCTTCGAAACTGCATTTTCAGGGAGTTTATCAAGGCACAAAAGAACATGTACTGCAAAAGAAATGAATAAAATGAAGTTACAGTTTGAACTCAAAAATCTAAAAGAAGTATCGGAATTAAAAAATGAAATAGCTACAACACAGGTAGATTTTTTAAAAAATCATGTTGAATTATTAAGAAGTATGTTGATAGCTTCTACAAGAGGTATTAAAGGCACTGTAACATCTACAGCACTCGAGCATTATTCGAATAATCCACCTATATCTGAAATCGAATACATGCGTCTTAACAGTTATATTAAGCCTAAATCAAAACTTGTTGATGAAATGATATGTGCCTTTGAACATAACACTATTCATGAATTTTTAGGCGCATTCATTCTTACTATATATAAAAAAAAAAATTATAATGAACAATCTATATTCGCATCTGATGTAAGCAGGCTATCTTATATCGTAAAAGAGACCATATATGATGATATATCTGAATGGGTAATCGACTCGACAGGTCTTAAAGTTAAACAATACGTAATAAAACCTTTAACAGACCATGTTTTAAATATTTTAAAGAGCTATCGAATTGATTTATGTAATAAAGCTACAGACCTAAATACAGGATCTGAATACCCCGATGTTTCTGAAGTAGTTGAATTAACAAAAAAACAAAACTCTGTTCTTAAATTAATATCTTATATAGAAGACAACAAACTTGATAATAGAATAAACAAATTCATATGTCCATCTTTTAAAATGGATACAGGAACAATACATAAATTAAATTCTAAAAAGAAAAATTTGCCTGCTCTTGGATTTGATTTCAGTAAAAAATAAATTAATAGAATGTTTTATTTTATTATTAAACTTTGTTTATAATCTAAATATCATATAATTGTCATAAGTCATTTTAAGTTTTATAATAATTAGTTTAATTATTCTAAGAATAAGAAATGTTTGAGAAATAAGAGTAAAAAAGTCAAAATTAGTGAAACTATAAAAATTCAATAAAATCATAATAAAATATGTGAAAAAGAATTTAAGAACAAAATATTTCCAAGTTATTTTATTAGAATTTAAATATAAAAATTTTGATCTATATTGAATAATTTTAAAAATACTGTTTCTCATATAAGAGTCTAATATATTTTGATCTATATAGTTATCAAAAATAGTCAATAAAATACTCAATAAAAAAGTAAACATAATAGCTTAAATAAATATTTAATTATTATTCAATTTTACCTCTAGAATTTCTAAATAAATCTTAAATAGTTGTCATTATAAAGTTTTTTTTCAATAAAAAATTGTAAATTAAATCTTGATATACTAAATTATCATGTCTTTACAAATAAGAGAGTTGTGCCAAATTGATTATAAAAAGAATTATCTTGAAATATTAAAAACTTTATCTGATATAAATCCTGAAAAAATAACTCAAGAAGATTTCTCAAATTTTATATCTGGATTGCCATTTAATCATAAAATATATGTAGTTGAAAAAAATAATGAGATAATTGGCTCAGGAACATTAATAATAGAAGACAAACTTATTCATGATATTAGTAAAGTAGGCCATATAGAAGATATTGTCATAGATAAGAATTGTAGAGGTCAAAATATTGGGAAAACTCTTATGACATATTTAATTGAAACTGCTAAATCAATGGGTTGTTATAAAGTAACTCTATATTGCAATGAAATGAATACTGAATTTTATTCTAAATGCGGTTTAGTTAAAAAAGAAATGCAAATGGTTAAATATTTATAAAATTGATTAATTTATACATTTTATCTTAATTTGAATTGAGATGTATAAAAATATAAATGATTCTATTAAATATTATAAAAGTAAAGGATTCACTTATATTGAAGCACCATGGACAGTTGATAAAGAAGTAAGCGCAGTAACAAAACCAAAAGAAAAGAATGATTTTTATGTAAAAGATAAGGTATTAGTTGGCTCAGGTGAGCAGTCTTTTTTACAATTAATTAAAGATAATAAACTTCAATTAGGAAGCTATGTGTGTGTAACTCCTTGTTTCAGAGATGAAGATGAAGATGAAACTCATAAAACATATTTTTTAAAAACAGAATTAATAGACACTTTAAATCCAAATATTAAAAGGCTACAAGAAATAGTAGAATTAGCGATGCAGTTTTATTCTGAATATGTTGATGTTGAAGTTATTAAGATTCAAGAAGGCAGTTATGATATTATTGATAAAAATTCAAAGATAGAATTAGGATCTTACTCTTTAAAAAAATATCAGAATATTGGATGGATTTGTGGAACTGGATGTGCTGAACCAAGGCTAACTATGTGTTATAGAAAATCCAAACCGATTGGCTACCATGAATCTATTATTCCTAAAAGAGTATGTGGATCATATAGAAAAATTATGGAAGAAATTGATGAGTTTGAAGATGCAGTCTTATTAGACAATAAAGTTATGGCTTTAGTAGAATTGTCTGATGTGTTAGGCGCAATTGAATTATATCTTAAGGAAAATCATCCATCAATATCTCTAAATGATTTAAACAAGATGAGTTTTTTAACTCACAGAGCTTTTTTAAATGGTCGACGTAAAAATGAACAAAATAAAGATGTTAATTTAGTAAAATAAAAATTGATAATTATTTATAAATTATGCATTGTAAATATATGGAGTGTTTATTATGTGTTGAACAAATTGAACAGAAAAAAAATGTTTATAAAACTAGTTGTGGACATATGTATCATAGTAGTTGTATTTATAAACATATCAATAAAAATAGAAAAGATTGTCCACTTTGTCGAAAAGAATTAGACATATATAATATACCATCTATTTATTATGACATTTTAGAACAACCATTAGTGAAAAAACAAATTGAATCATATTTTAATTTTAAAGAAGAATACGATATAAATCATCCAATAAAGAAATCAATCGATTCAATATACTCTTTTGAAAATAAATATCATAATATTAATATACTTGTTGAAAAAGATTTAGATCAATTGATCGCTAATGGTGAAGTATTCGAAACTTTTAGTCATGATTCTGTTGTAGGTTTTAAATTTAAAAATAAAAATGTATTATTTCAACCACCATCTGTTAAATGTATTATGAATGGGAATCATTTAAAAGTGATCGACAGTGATACACAATTTGACATATATATGACAAAAGTTAAAAAACTAATTAATTATGAAGATATAAATTTCTCTAAAAACTTCATATTGCCCACTTCAGAACATATTTTTAATAAATATAAAAAACCTATTCAGAATAAACTACCACAAATTCAGGTTTTTGATGCTATGTTATTAATAGAATTTGTGATTATAAATAAAGACGGCAAAAACTTAGCGTATAATAAATTATTCCAACTAGGAATGAAATAACAAAATTAAATTTTATTTTATACATTAGATTTTAATGTTAAATTTTTATTAATTTGTTTATTTTAAAGAGTTGTGAATTTCAAAAAAACATTAAAATAAACAAATTTTTTTTGGATTTTTAATTAAACAAAACAAAAAAGATACTAAACTCATGCAGTGGCACTGTTTCGCTTGGCCCATGCAAGACGCTGTGTCTTGTTGCTCTTGCCTTTGTTCTTTGGTCGATGATCAATCTTCTTGTGACCAACATTTGGCTCTTCATCGTTCTCAACGACAACATGATTGTGCTCTTTGGCAACATCGCGAGGCATGGACTCAAGTGTAACGTTTGCGGTAGCATTTGCAACGACAAATTTTTTGATTTCAGTCGAGAGATTGACCTCAAAAGCGGTACCATACCGAGTGTGAAGAGAGCAGGTGGGAAGCTTTCGATGCACGTTTGGAGGAAGAATTTGTTCTTTGCCTCCAAATGGAACAAAGAATCGTTGCTCACCTCCAATTGTAGCAGTAATAATACGAATCTCAATCTCGGCAATCTTGCAAGTGAGAAACTTCGCTTTTTCGTCATCAATGTTTTCGCAGTAAAGATGAGTGTTGGGTGCCCAAAGGCTCTTCATGAGTTGTGGGAACTTTTCCAGGTCGACTTCAATTGGCTCTTCGCCATTTGTGGCGTAAGTAGGGTGCTGACGCTTCTCAACCGGCTTGAAGAGTTGTTTTTGCACTGCAATGGAAGCGTACCATTCAGGAAGGAACTCATCTTTGACAGACTTGTACACGTCAAGCTTCTCAAAAATGTCCCACAATGATGAAACCCAATCATTTGCGAACCATCCATTTGTCGCCGACAAATAGTTTTTGAGCTCGATGTTGCCATTGATGATTTTGGAATTTGGCAGTTTGCTGGTGTCAATGCATGCATTCGCACCATTGTTCTGAAGCACTTGGGAAAGGGTGTAATCCCGAATCTTGAGCATGGCGCAAACTTGAGCAATGGTGGCATTTGAAAGGTCAATTTTCTCGCCCCAAGAAGAGAAGTCATTGAGTTCTCCTGGAGCATGGAGAAGTTGGCAGAAACCATGACGAATGAGATTGTCAGATTTGGACTTTTTGATGAATTTGGCGATGTCATTCCTGGCTTCACGAATGGGAACGAGAAATGCCATGACTGTTTCAGTCATCATCTCCTCAACAAACGTCTTGGGTGGGGCAACAAGACGCTCGAAAGAGAAAACGAGATCATTCAAAAGTTGCATGTAAGACGCGTTTGCAAGAGTTGCCATGATGTATGTTGTAAACTGTACTATGTCAAGTCAAGATTGCGATTCTCAATGAATATTGCAAATCTTTATCAATGATGATAAAGAGATAAGCAATAGAACACATTTTAGAGTCGACTATATGGATTTAGCAATAACATTGTCTTTCAATTTTTTTGGGTTATATATTTTTAATTAATAATAGATAAAAAATAAAAGATAAAAGATAATAATTAAATAAAAAACCAATTTATGGAATGAATATTAAAATAAATTAGTTGGAAAATATAAACGCCAATATTATTGATTCAGGTGGTGGCGGTGTAAACTGATGCTCCGCAATCAATGAAACAAGCTCTTTGATTTTTTTCATAAAGGTATTAGTAGGAGAGTGTGAAGAAGAGTGTGAAGGATGTGAAGATTGCAGTGGTGTTGAAGGTGGGCAGGATGAAGGATTGTTTGTGCTCATGTCTGTTAACTGGCCAAATGTTATGGCAAGCATTTTATGAGTACAAACAATAGGTTGTAAATTGGTGATGAAAATCAAATTACAGAATATATAATAAGAGAAACAATCAATTATATATATATTCAATTTTTAAAATTTAATCTAATTCTAAATAAAACTATATCATTCTTTTTATGAATTTTGATAATTTATAAATCCTTATTAAAATTTGTCTATCTGTTACATAATTACTCATAAAAGTTTCAAATTCAAATCTGGCAGATGTAGTTTTATCATATTCCAATTTAAGATAATTAATAATTAAAAATAAAGGATCTCTAAATTTTTGAACTAATTTTGATGATGAGTGTGGATCCATTCCTAAAATACAAAATTGATCATTAAATAACGATTTGTTTGCTAAATCACAAATACGATAACTATTTAAAATATGTGGAGGTATATAAGTTGTATTTTTAGCTAAATTTCGGTATATAATTTCTATAGGATCTTCTATTTCAAATATATCATCTTCTGTAGTATCCATTGGTTCAATATCTTTATAAAAACTATTATTAATTCTAATATTAAAACTAGTATTAAGACCCATATTAAAAGAATTATTCATAATATTAACTTTAACAAATATTATCACAATTGTAAAACTCAATTTTATTTGAATTGCTTTCAAATCAAAGTTCCTTACAAAAATCTTTTATACAAGTGAAGAAAGATTCTTTGCAATCAAGATGCATACTTTCAACTATTGGAAGATATTTAGTAATTTCTACAAACCAATTATCTACATCTTGATTTAACTCTTTTTCATCATCATCTAAACACTCATAATTATTTAAATCTTTAACTAAATATTCGTAATCAGACAAGATATATTCAGTAAGTTTATCTATAACTGTATCTAAATCAAAATAGTTTTTATTATTGGTTGGATATCTAAAATCTAAATCTTGTCCATCAAGAGTTCGACCCATCAATAGATTTGAAATTAAACTTTTAACAAAAATTCTAATTTTTAACTTTTTTAACATTTAACTATTATTGTAACTATTATTTAGTAAAAGAAGTTTAAAATTAATCAATTTTATTAAAATAATAGAAAAATATTAATTGTTGCCATATATTTTGAAATGAGAAGGTATATATAAATCATTATTTTTATAAAAACTATAAATTTCTTTGCCATTTAAGTTAGTTTTATGTATATTACCATCCTTAGTGACAACTTCACAATCATGTGAACAAGGATAAGATTCATAACATGAGTTATATATTTTAGATATATCTTCTATTTTAGACAAATGAATGTAATCATGATTTTTTTTTTCTTCAATTTTAAAACTATTTCCACCGCCAATCTGTTCAAACTTCTTTATTAAATTTTTTAAGTTCTTCTCGGAGACTGTATCAATGGAGTTATCTTTTTTTACTAAATATTCAGGTTCTTCGCCTTCACATTCCAAGTAGTGTTTTTTGACAATTGATATATTTGACATAATAAATTATAAGACAACTTAATTATTATGAATAAACCTAAATTTAACACACTTAAATAAATTTGAAATATTAAAATTATTATAATATTAATCAACATGTTGTTGCATCAATTCGTTCAGATAGCTAAACAAGAAGCCTTGAAATCGCCAATTAAACATAAATATGGCGCAGTGCTTATTTATGGCGGTCAAGTCATTTCAAAAGGGTATAACAGTTTCAAGCGAACAACCGGTGTGAAAATGAAGCAGGATGTTTTATGAGCCTAATAAACACACAATACATGCAGAAGATTCTTGTATAAGGAATTGTAAAAATAAAAAAAATATTCAAAAAGCTATTATGATTCTTGTAAGGATTCATCCCAATTCAGAAGATTATCTTGATTGTCACTGTTGTGATATGTGCAAAAAGAAGATTCAAAAAGCAAAAGTAAGTAAAGTTTATTATGTTAGTGCAAATTTTCAATAAATTTATTTATATTTTTTTATTATTTTTTATTTATATTATGTAGTGTAAAAATACAATAAACTAACTAACATTGATTAATCCAATCATAAATCTTTGTCGCATATTCAGTACATGCAAGTGCTTTAATCTTTTTAATATCTTTGTTCTCAAACTTTAAGAATGTTAAAACTTCACTTGGACAAATATCCATTTCTTCATAATTGTTTTTGAGATCGTCAATGGCATCAGATACAATTAATCCAACAACTGCCATTTTATTTTTGAGTTGTTTTTCGCTCAATTTTGACTTAACGGCATCAAAACGATTATTATTAATGTACTGTCCAAGAGTTTTAACATGATAAGAATATTTGTCATTATCAGAATTATTTTTTGGTTTAGGCACATAATTAGAATCATTTTCAGTAAATTTTTTATTTTTCCACTTAATTGCTACACGATGACCATTTATATAAGTTGTATTTATAGGAGTAAGAACGATTCCTTCTGCAATATAAGGATTAATATAAATGTCTTTTTCATTGTAGAGCTTTTCATTAATTGGCATGTTGAAATCACGAAAAACGTCACTTTTAAAAATTGGGTTTAGGTTTTTGTATAGTTCATCAAAAGTACCAGTTGCAAGAACTTTAACACGATAAATTCTATATAAGTCAAAGAGAACAAAAGTATCTAACTTATTTAAATATCCATTGAATTTGTCACCTGTAACCCTAATATCAAATCCTGCAAAATCAACTTTGTCATTGTATGCTATTTTTTTGTTAAGATGTTTATGACCATCTGCTGTTTCACCAAGGTACCATCCACCAAAAATTTCACCAAAAATTTGGACAGTTTTGGCTTCGAACCTTTCATCGTCCATTAGGCGAACAGCAAGAGTTATAATTCTGTTTTTATACTTTTCAACAATTTTATCATGAGTGAAAGTTTTATCACCTTCAGGAATAACACCTGATCGCTTACAGTAATCAATTTTAATATTGTAATTTTCATCAAGGTAAATAAGCCATGCAAAGTTACCACCATGAATTTTTTCAGTTGCACACCATTTCTGATTTGCTAATTCTGGTTTGCTATGCATATAACCTGTGATGAGTTTTTTCATATAATGGTTAGTCAAACTTGAATATTTATGAAAGTATTCAGTTTTGGTTCCAAGAGGTGTTGGTTTATTGTTTTTATCATTATAATTGTGTACATTAGGTTTTTTATAGTAGGAGCGAATACTTTGAAAAATCTCGTTGAGTGAATAAAGCACAAAAAGCAACATAGTTGAAATATGTGGCGTTTACATTATTGTAATGATATTAATGCTTTTCAATTTTTTAATTCAATGAAAGTATTAAATTCATAGTAGTTGAACCTTTTTAATGCTTTTATTAGATATTTGACATGAGCATTTCCTGCAACATATACAACTGGTTTATTAAATTCTAGTATTTTGACTAAAGAGTATATATCTATAAATCGACTATTAATAAATTGAATAGAAATATCAACTAATACAAATACTACTTCTTTTAAATCTATGATATTTTGAATATCTTCGACCTCTTTAAAAAAATCTTCAATCTCTTTGAACTGATATTTTTCCATAATATTTTCTATTTTAGATCTAAAATCATGATCTTGAATAATTATTTTTATTTTTTGTTGATGTTTTTTATAAAGATTTAACATTTCATTAATTACAAATTTTTTGGTGTTTTTATTTTTAATATTAACAACTTCTTTTTCTAATATTTCTTGCTCTTTGAAATTACTTGATATTTTTTTATAACTGTCAGGTTTACTTAATTCTTTTATTGTTTGAAAATAAGTTTCTAAAATATTAAAATTATATTTTTTAAATATTTGATGTTCAATAACAAAATTTTTCAATTCTTGCAAGTTAATATTGTTTTCATCCCTTAAAACTAATAATTTATCTAAATTATTATAAATAGTATATATATCATCTAATTTGGTTATTAAATTTTGTCTTATATCAATTGGAATAATATCTCCTTTAAAATTTTCATTAGATTCTAAATAGTTAATAGTGTTAAGTATTATATCTGTTGAATCATAATTTATGTAATATTTATCTGTGTCTACAAAGTGTTCATAAAGAATACAATAATCTGTTTTTTTTTTAAGAGTTACGAAAAATTTATTTGATGAATCTTTAAAAAACTTGTCGTGTTGTGTTCCTAAAAATAATACTTTTTTATTTCCTTTTTCAAGACCTAATATATGTGTAGCCCCATTTATTTTTTTCCAATAGATGTCAGACAAAGCGGTTTCTAAATCTGTTTTAATTAATTGTTTTCCAAAATTAAAACACAACGCTTTGTCATTTTCAGAATAGTCCTCATTAATAATTGTATATCCTAGATTTATAAGTATTTTTCTTATATTATCACATCGTGAATATTCAGCAAATAGAACTATGTATTTTTGTGATTTGTCCTTTATATTTTGATAGATTTTAGATATGAAATAATGATCTAATGTTAGAGATAAAATGAAGTCAATACATGTTTCTAGAATTAATTTTAAATTTAAATTGTTAGTTTTTTTAATATTATCTTTGTTATGTTTAAAATAATCATTAAGATTATCATATTCTATAATTTTATCTATTTCAACTTCTTCTAGACTTCCTGAATAAATTCCATATTTAGTCAAATTTATTAAATAATCTTGCATAAGAGAAATATTTGGAATTGAATTAAAAAACTTATTTTTATTTTCTTGAAGATTATGTTTTAAATTAGTCATTATAATAAATTGAGTGTTTTCATCTTCTATTTTATTTAATTGTTCTACTACATATTCAATCATATCTTTATTTGTCAAATCTCTGTAATCATGACAATACAAGTATTTTATACATCTGAGTATAAACCTAAAAAAATCTTTAATATTAAAATTTTCTTTTATTGAATCCTTATCTTCAAATTTAATATCGTCTATAATATTTAAAAAAGTAAGATATTCATTAAAAGGAAATGAATTAAGAAATGAAAAATTATGAATAATGTCATATTGTATATGAGAATTATAAGTTTTATCTATATGATCAAAGTCTAAATCATAATCAAAACTATTTTCGCCATAAAAATGCAGTGTATTATCTAGTTTTATTGCACATTCTTTTAAAAATTCAGATACAACTTTTAAATTATCACCTTTGTATGTTTCTTTTAAAGTGTATTTATATTTTGATCCTAACAATAGAATCTGCTTATTATCACTTTTGTTTTCTAATAAATGATAGCTTGTTAGACCTTGCATATTTTCTTTATAATTATTAATAAAACTTTCTAAATTCATATATATATATACATAATAATATTATAAAATAAATAAATAATAAAATTAACAAAAACTTTCATTCTCCATTGAAACACTATCGGAGTGTTCCTCAATAATACACTCAATTGAATCATTATGAGAGATTTTTTTTACTATCTTCTCATTAATAGGTGTATAATACTTCTCATCATGAGGAAGATTGCTGTAAATGAAGTATGGAATATGATGACATAACACATGGCGAAATGTTCCATTTGTTGTTTCCATTATTTCATTTCGAGTAAATTGAATTTTTGTTGGTTCCGGAATTAGAAGATCCATTCCATCCTTATTCAAGAGCTTTTTAAACTCATTAAAAAATTTGTCCAGTTTGAATAGGTTAATGTAGTCTGAAAGATTATGACCGGCAGGTCCAGTCACAGAATAGTCAAATCCATTTTTTTTAAGAATAACATGTGTTTTCAAATAGTTTTGAATTTTTTTGTCGTTTATTTGTTTTTTGTAACAATGAGATCCAAGGTCATACAACATTTGAATAACACCATCATCTCCTGCATTAGAATTATAAGAACTAGTAATTTCGCCAAATAATTTTTCGGAAAAATTAAACCCCATCATAATACATTTTTCAATCACATCGTACCATCCATTAATAACAAAAAAGTAAAAAGGACCTTTAGACTTGATATAAATATTATCATCAATTTCTTCACGACTTTGAGTAGTTGGATCATGCCCAGCATTCAACATAGAGATAATCCAACTCTTTTTTTTGGGAGCAGAGGTGTACCCAAAAAACACAACTTGAAGAAAAGTGTATTCATTCTCTTGATCATTCCAAGAAGAGAATAATTCAGGTGCTTCTTGAATGTAGTAATCAATAAGAAAGTCAACCTTATCTATAAAATCAAAGTTGATTCCTGTTGTCATAAGACATTTGTTGAGAAGTTCAAGAAGTACGTAATTTCCTTTATCATCTTTAGTGTCATAAGAGATCATATCTTCTTCAATCAAACGATAAATAGTTTCTGTTGGACATGACTGAAGGACATATATGAAAATATTCTTTATTTCACATCCACAACTACATCCTTCAATATATTCCAAATTAAAGTAATTCTTGAAGTTTTTCTTGTGATTTACAACGAACTTATCAAATGCATTAGAATTCCATGCTACATTATAATCATTGTTATTATATAGTGTAAAAGTTTTTCGAAACTCTTGAATAATTTCTTTTGCATTGATCGCTATATTGTTAATTTTTATATCTACTATTTTAGGTGGAGGAATATTAGGGATGACAACACCATAAAATCCTGCATTTGATATTTTCTTTAATAAGGTTCTCTTTTTGATAATATGAATTGGTGCATTATTAATAAGATCGACAATACTCATATTAGTATGAGTTCGCCAAGAGGAGAAAATGTCGAAGTTATTTTGGATACAAAAGTCGATAAGAAAGTCGATTTTAATTATTAGTTCTAGATAGTTATCGGGCTTGTCGCAATGAAACTTTGTCGATATAAACTCATTTTCAGAACGAGACAGCCAGTTTTGAAGGATTTTAAAGATGACATACTCATTTGTGTTTGTTTTTGTCGTCACAGATAAAATTTTCTTTTCACAAAGAATATAAAAGATATGAGAATGAGTATCGTATAATTTCTCAATAAAAGACACCTTTTGACCATTCTCATTAATATAGTTTAGATCAAAACAGTTAATTGGGAGTTTATTAACAAATTCAATTGCTTTATGGTAGTCCCAGATTTTGTTATCGCTATCATGCTTATTTTTCCATAGAGTATCAAATTCAGAAATAAATTCTTGAGGTGAAGTTGTGGAAGCCATAGAGAGCGATGCAAAATCAACGTTATCTGAATGATGCATCGAAAGAATTGAACATTTACAAACAGTAAATAAATTATTTCAATTTTAAATAAAAATATTTTATTAGTCTGAATCATAGTACTTGTTTTTAGAGTTCATTGTTCTATTGTAATTTACTGGCCTGCCATGCTTTCTATAATAAGAACATTTACGTGCCTCCTCATCAGAATCATAATCGTATCTTCCAAATGTCATATCTGAATTAGTAATTTGATAGTTGGGTTGTATATATGCATCTTCACGAACTCTTGTAGATAACTCTATTGATTTTTTGCTTGGATAACATCCCATTTTAATAAATAAAGTTAGTTTTATTTGTTTTTCAAGTTTTTGTCAATAAAAAAAGATAAAATCAATAATAATAATCATCATCATCATCATCGTCGTCATCATCATCATTCGAACAATAGACGTCTCCTTCTCCAAAAAACTCCTCATTTCCATAATCCAACTCATCATATACATAATTATAATAATCATCAAAGTAATCATCGTCACTGTAATCATCACTGTATTCATTGTAGTCATGATGGTTGGTGACATCATTGTAGTCATGATGATTGGTGACATCGCTGTAGTCACAGTAGTTTTCATGATCAGAACATTCTTCATATTCCGGAGAAGGAAATGTCTCTTGCAAGTCCTTTTTGTGGGACAGTAGTTTTCGGAATTTCACCACAGCCAATCCCACAAAAAAAGGAGTCATTGTGTTAGACGACATTGTAACGTTATTTTCAAAATTGAGTCACACCATGTGTATACTCAGTAGAAAGTTGAACACATAATGTAAAGATCACGAAGTTTTTCAATTTTTTATTTAATATCTTAAATATCATCATTTTGATCATTTTGATTATCTTCTTCTAAATCTTTCAGATATTTAGTATAATGTGTATAACAAAAATCTTTCTTATCATCATTTATATTACATCTATTGCCTAAACAGTTTCTATTGAAACATTTATCAGGGTCTTCTATTCGAATGATCTCAAAACTCATTTTTTTATTGATTTCTTTATTTTTATCTGCTGAATAAAGGTTATTTGATAGTTTAGTCATTATATTAATCATAAAATTACCCATTGACAATGATATTTAAGTAATATTAATTATTAAATCAAGTTTTTAACTGTTAAAATACTCAAATAGAAAAATATTAATACACGATACAAGATTAATTGAGTTCCGAGTATCGATCATAAGTTTTTTAGTTGATTCATTGTCAATTTCATTAGGAATTCCATATTTTTCTCCACCAAAAATTAAAGTTGTATTAGCTGTGTTTTTTTTAAAATATTCCTTTCCAAACTCAAGATATTCAGCATTTTTATTCAAATCTATGGAATAAATCTCATGATCTTCATCTTTCCTATTTTTAAGAAACTCAATAACTTCTTGAGTATCTGTAAATGCTATGGCTTGAATATTTTTGTGACAAGAATTCCAAAGAAGTTGTTTCAGTTTGCGATATCCTTTAGTAGAAATCCTTAAAGATCCGATTAAAAGAGTTATATTAATATTGAACAGTATGCAAAACTTATTTAAAATTTCAATGAGTCTAATTTGATTTTGACCTTTGTCAATGAAACATACAATATCTAAATTTTTGTTCATTGGTTTATCGACAATAACTTTATTTATTTTATTTTTGTATACACCTTCAATACAAAACCATAGACTTGAAATTTCTGCACATTGTTGAGTAGATTCCCACTTAAAATATAAACATAATTCTTTCAACTGTAGGCATATATTTTCACAAAAATTAAGATCTTGGTATTTGAACACTTGATTACTAATATCAAAAAAATCTTTTGTCTTTATAGAATCAATAAAAGTGTAACATAATGATTTCAATTTAAATTTAGTGATGACATATACATCTTGAAGGAGAAATTCACTAACAGATCCCCAGCGTACTTGATCTAAAAAATCAAAAATATGTTGAGGAGAATTCAAATGAGAGAGATCAATAATAAGTTTAATTTCATAAGGAGCAAATGAAATTAGCATTCTAGACATAGATCTAATAACTGCGCCAATACTTCTAATATGATGAGAATTATATGGATCCATATTTTTTACATCTAAAAATAATTCTAAAATAGGGTTTTCTATTTTAGGAATAATAACTTCACCTGTATCATAACTATATATAATTTGTTGTTTATTTGCAAGCTTAAGTTTATAATTTAAAGTTTCAAGATTAGAAGCGAAGAATTTTTTTTGTGAATCAAAATTCAAAATAGCTTTTCTAAACGCCATTTCATTGGATTTTATATACTCTAGTTAATTGTTTTTATCAATTTTAATTAAATAATTTTTTCATATCAAAACAAATAAAATTGAATAAAATTTAATAATTCAATAAGAAATAATTATGCGGGTTGTTTATCATCAACATTGTGCAGATGGAGAAGCAGGATTGTGGAGTTTTAAACAAAGATCTTGTATGGATTTGACAGGGTTAATTTTAGATGGTCAATCTCCAGGTTGTAAAAATTTAGATCTAGAAGCTATTTTAAAAGAACCAGAAATGCCATTATATTTCATCGACATATGTCCAACTGAGGAACAATTAGAAAAATTGTTAGATACAATGAAGGAAGTAGTAATTCTTGATCATCACAAAACAAATCTTCAGACAGTCAATAAGTTTAAAGACCGGTCAAATCTCAAAGCAGTGTTTGACATGGATCGTTCAGGGTGCCAAATTGCATGGGACTATTTTACAGATGAACCTCGCCCACCATTTCTTGATTATGTCGCTGATCGCGATATTTGGACTTGGAAACTTGAAAATTCGAAAGAGATTAATGAAGGAATGAGTTTTTATGGAACTGATAAATTTGACGAGTACTATAAAAATTGGGATTTATGGAAAGAACAACTTATAACAACAGGTAAAATTATGGATGTAAATAGTTTAAAAAAAATAGATAAAATTATAGAAAGAGGGAATATGTTCTATTATCAAGGAGATCCTGAAATTAAAGGGATGGTTGTAGCCAATACTGATTATAATCTTACTAGTCGTCTCGGTAACTTAATTTGTGAAAGAAATCCTTCTCTTAAACTTGCAGTTGTAGTTTCCGGAGTTGACTTTAAAGATAAAAAGTATTCTCTTAGTCTTCGATCAAAAGGGTTTGATGTAAGTGCTGTTGCTAAGAGATTTGGTGGAGGAGGTCATAATTGTGCAGCAGGGTGCAAAATGAGTTTCAACGAATTTGAAAAAAATATTGTTATTGAAAACAATGAAGAGACATCAAAACATATAAAAGATTCAAATATATTTAATTCTCTTTTTAGAATGTTTGATCTTTTTAATTAATCTTATTAATTTTTTTATTAATTATAAAATAATACTATAGATGAGTGCAAATAATTTAGATATTTTATATAAATATAAGCTTAACCATTATGAGATTAAGTATTACTCTTTAAAACTAGATTATATAAATGAAGTTTTGAAAAGTATCACAATTCAAAATGGTGGAAGTTTAGATGCAACAACAGCAATTAAATTATTTAAACCAATTTTATTATTTTTGAAAGAAAATCCTGAGATTAAATCTGAATTAGAATTAGTTTTAAAAAATCCTGAAACACTTAAGAAAGTAATTAATGCAAGTAAAAAATACTATAAATTAAAAGATATAATAGTTAAACTTCAAAAAGATATTAACCTAATAAAAAATAAACTTCAATCTTGTTTAAAAGTCAGGGACCAACTAAAAAATGCTTATATTGATCTTAAATTAAAAATAAAAAACACAAATTAAAAATTGATAAATCTATTTAGTTAATTGAAATTATCATGTCTCAAATCGATGATATTCATATATCGTCTATCAAAGACGTCATCACTCCAAGAGAATTAAGAGGAAAAATTCCTAATAATTCTCCAAATTTTGTGGCAGAATCTAGAGATACTATTACTAAAATTTTTAAAGATGAAGATGATCGATTTCTTGTAATTGTTGGTCCTTGCTCTATTCATAATCCTGATGAAGCATTAGATTATGCGAATCAACTTCTTGAATTTAAGAATCGATTCAAAGATACTTTATTTGTAGTAATGAGAGTATACTTTGAAAAACCAAGAACTCGGGGAGGGTGGAAGGGGTTAATTAATGATCCAGATATTGATCAAACTTATGACATAAGTAAGGGACTTTTTATGGCCAGAGATTTACTTAATAAAATTAATTCACTTGGCATTCCAACTGCAACTGAACTTTTAGATAATCATACACCACAGTATATCATGGATCTAATTTCTTTTACAGCCATAGGTGCAAGAACAGTTGAAAGTCAAATTCATCGACAACTTGCTTGTGGAATATCTACTCCTGTAGGTTTTAAAAATCCTACTTGTGGTAATATAAAAAAAGCAATAGATGCTATACATACTATTCAACAATCTCATCTTTTTAAAGGTATTGATCTTGATGGCAAGGTTAAGGTATTGGAAACTAAAGGCAACAACAAAGGTTGTATTATTTTAAGAGGTAGTGAAACAGGGGCGAATTATGATCCTGTAACTGTTGAAAATGTAGTAGAATCTATTAAAAATTCAGGACTGCATACTAAATTAATAATTGACACTTCACATGGTAATTCGGGAAAAGATTTTAAAAAACAGAGTTATGTTGTTGAATCAATTAGCAAACAATTACTAGATCTCAATTGCCATATAAAAGGAGTCATGATTGAGTCAAATATTAATGAAGGAAATCAACCTTCTGCAAAAAGATCTAAACTAAAATACGGCATTTCTATAACTGACAGTTGTGTTAATCTAGAAGAAACTTATAAATTCTTAAATATATTAGATATAGCTACAAAAGAAAGAGTTTACAAAAAAGATATATCTAATATTAGGAAAAAAATAGATATACTTAATAAAAAACTAGAATATTTATTAAAACAAACCTTTAATAAAGATAATTTGGAACAATTTACTAAAATTTCAAATGAACGGATAAATATAGGGAAAGTAGTAGCTGAAATAAAATTTAAAAAAAATCCTGAATTGTTTAGATTTTATAAATCAGATTCCAAAAAAATATTTGAACTATTAACTGATGAAAAAAGAGAACAAGAAATTTTAGACACCTACGATGATCAATTTATTAAAGATGTATTTTTAAATATAATGTTTGATTGCAAAATGGTGCAAGTTTCACGAATTCAAGAGCTTTTGAAATAAAAATTGTTTATTTATATCCTTTAAAGTAAATAATTATGATGTTTCTCTGTTCAGGAAGCGAAATTAAAAATAAAGCTCTAAGTTGTTATCAAGATAAAAATAAAGAGATAACCTGTTTAGAACTTGAATACAATACACCACCACAACCCGGATTTAATAAAAAAACTATATTATCTGCAATTAAAAGACTTGATGTGGCAATAGATTATCTTAATAAAACAGATTCTTTAAAAGAAGACAATTTAGTCATATCTATTGAAAATGGTATAGAAATGGAAAATGACCTAGATTTATATTTTGATGTATGTTATGTAGCCTGTTATCGAATGAAAAACAATAAACTAATATTTTATTCTAATTTAGATCAACAAAATAAGATTAAATTGCCAGTTCCAAAAGAAATAATTAAAAAAGTAGAAAAAACAGGAAGTTTTAAAATGGAGTTTTTAGGTAAAGAAATTGATGCAGGATATAATAAAACTGCGGGTTCATTTTTAGCTGAACTTGGTCATGACAGTAAAAATTGGATGAAAAGTTTAGGAGTTGATAGGACAACTCAAATAATAAGATCTCTTGATTATATATTTGATAAAATATATAACAATATAGAAAGTAAGTTTATGTACTATCCTGACTTTCCTAAAAAAGGTGTGCTATTTTGTGATGTTTTTGAGGCTTTACAACAACCAAAAATTGCAAATACAGTGTCAAGTATCATAAATGATAAACTATTTATGATTGAATTAAGATCTGGGATTCGTTTTGATATCATAGTTGGTCCGGAGGCAAGAGGATTTAATTTAGCTACTTCTTTATCAAGTTGTACAGGTATTCCTTATAAAATGATCAGAAAAAAAGGTAAATTGCCTGGAGAGACATTAAATTATATGTATAAAAAAGAGTATGGTGAGGATATACTTGAAATTAAACAAACATGTGATTTAGAAAATTCTAATGTCATAATTGTTGATGATCTTCTTGCAACAGGTGGTAGTGCTATAGCAGTTATTGAACTATTAAAAAAATGTAGAGTTAAAAATATAGTTTGCTTTTTTGTTAAATCTGTTAAAGAGTTAGAAGAAGAAGCTATAGAAAAAATGTCTGAATTAATAAATCGTGATAATATCATAATTCTTTTTTAATGGGTTTGTTTATTAAATATTTTTAAGAAGTTTATACATACAATTAGTAAATTTATGCATTTTTTCCACATCTAAATTTTCATCAAAAGAATGAGAGTTACTATCGTTACCATTAATTCCTGTTGCAAGTATTTTGCACTTATTAAGAGATTTTTGAAGAAGTCCCATAACAGGAATAGATGCACCTATAGGTAAAAATACAGGTTTAGCATTATAAACTTCTTCACTTGCTTTTTCCAAACTAGAATTAAATTCTTTACCTACATCTCCAGATATCCAACCAGGGCAAGAAAGTTCAGGAGTATAGTTAACTTCGAAATGTTCATAATCTTTGCATAAAATTTCTCCTAACTTTTTCTTTGCTTTTTCATCATCATAATTTGGAGGTATTCGGAAACTGAGTTTGGTTTTAAAAGATGTCTTAATTAGGTTACCTGCTTGATCACATGTAGGTAAACATTCACATCCTGTCACAACTAAAGAAGGATCCCAAACAGCTTTGACAAGTCTAGTGTAATTATCTTCATTTGAAAATAAAGGTTTCTTAGTAAGATCAAAATTAAAGATATCATTAAATTTATCGTATTTGCTTAAATCTAAATATTGATGTTTAATATGTTCCGGAACATCTGTCTTGAATATTTTCACATCTTCTGTTCCCAACTCCGAAATTTGTGAAAGAAGGTAACTCATTTGAAAATAAGGAGTCGGGACAATTCCACCTGCTATGCCTGAATGATAAGGATTATTAGAAACTTTAACTTCTACTTCTGATGTGAAACAACCTCTAAGAGAACTTGTGAAGTAAATAGTATCATCACCACCACCTGAATCAACTACAAACAAATAATCCATCTCAAGTAATTGATCATTTAGATCCTGCAGATAAGATTCTATATCAACAGAACCACTCTCTTCACTTGCTTCTATTAGATAATAATACCGATTAGATGTTTCTTTCACTAAGTTGCTTACTATATTTGTAACCACAAATGGAGCATAACAATCATCTGCTGTACCTCTGCCAAAATATTTTTTACGTCCATCAACAATATCCTCTACAAATTTATAAGGATGTTTACCATTAGACCATTTATCTGTTAAAGGAGGTTGTTTATCTACATGAGAATAAAAACCAATAGTAGAATGTTTTTCTTTGTCAAATCCTTTTGGTTCAACTTCAACAAATAAAAAAGGTGTTTTTCCTTTCTTTTCCATCAAATTAACTTTGACAATAGCATCTTTAATGGTTTTTTGAATATAGATTATTATTAATTCCATAATTTGAACATGTTTTTTATTATCTTTTAATTTTTCTTCGTCTGTTTTTAAAAAATCTGGAGATTGATTGTCTATTTCTATTATTTGCTTAAAAATAGGTAACGCTTGGTCCCATTGCTTTTTAAAGTCCATGTGTAATTATAAGAAATAAGCAAATAAATTCAATTTTATTAATTAAAATAAATAATAGTTAAGAATCAACATCGAATAGAGTTGTATTAGGATTAAAAAAAAAAGAAGAAAATGATCCAGTCAATTAGAAACTTTAATAGATAAAAAGATTATAAAGAATTTATTTCTTATAGCACATTATGTATTAAAAATTGAATTATTTTTATTTAATATTAAACATTCAATTGATTAAATGGGTAATACTCAAAATAAAATTTATCATAAAAAATTACCAAACAAAGAATTATTTTTTGATAATGTAAATCATCAAGTAGAATTAAATAAAAAAATAAATCTTACAATGACACCAAATGAATTAGATATAGTAATAAAGAATCAATATAATTCTAATAATAGAAAAGAGCTAGCAGAAATATTGAGAGAATATAGTATTAGAGATGAGTTAAAAGGTAAATTTAAGAAAAGCACAATTAATTTTCTTGTTAAGAAGACATTAGAAAATCAAGAAAATGACATTTATAATGCTTTAAAAAATTTAGATAAATTTAAACAACGCATTAAATCAAAAGCTTTGTCAAGTGATAAACATCTTGTTGAATTTGTTTTAGTGAGTTATATATTCGAATGTTCTCAAATTAGAAAAAAAAATAATATATATGATGAAATTTATAATGAAATATATAAAGAATATTATTATTTTGAAGAATATCAAGAAAAGATGTATGATTTAGTAGAAAAATTAAAAGATATTCTTAAAGTAAAAAAATTAAAATATTCAACAAAATATATAAAAGAAGCAATTTCTGGTTTTATAATTGGATTTAGTGAAACTAGTGAAGATATATACAATAGAAGGTTTTATAATTATTGGGATAATAAAGCAAAAGAAGAGAATGATCCAGTCATGAAAGAGATTTATAGGTATTGTGGAGTTTATTAAATGGTAAAAAATTGATTTATTTATTATTTTTGTAAATGAAATAAGTATGAATATAGTATTTAGTCTAGTTTTTGACTAAAAGATTTATATATATACAAACCGTATAATTAATTACTAAGATATAATAATATTATAGATTTATAATTAATGTAATTAATGCAAATAAAAGTCTAGTTCGGCTTTTAGAACTATTATCATCTTTGATGAATTCAAACAAAACGTTTGAACATCCTAGTTACTAATAATAATTTTCAGAAACAACATAAATAACTTAAAGTCTAGTTTGACTTTTAGTACCATTATCATCTTTGATGACTTCAAACGTTTCGTTTGAACATCCTAGTGTTACTAATAATAATTTTCAGAAACAACATAGGTAACTTGAAGTCTAGTTTGACTTTTAGTACCATTATCATCTTTGATGATGATAACGTACTATATTCTATATCATCGATAGAATATATATTATTCAAATAAACACACATAAATAAATTAAAGTCTAGTTTTGACTTTAAGAACTATTATGATTTTATTCTAAAATCTGTATCTACTGATTCTCATGGTAGTACAGTACGAATATACAAATAATATATACTTTATTTATTTATTTAAAACAACTTAGTTTAGTTAAACTATTAGAAAAATATTAACTTAAAATTAATTTATTACTATTTTAAATTAATTTAAATTGTGGTATTTAAAATGGAGAATTAGTTTGATCCAAGAATTGTTACTACTCATAATGAATCATTATGAACCGAAAAAAGAATGTAAAATATTGTCTAATAATAAAACTAAAGAAAAAATAGAAGAAGAAAAATTAAAAGTAATAAAAAAGAAAAACTACAACACTTTTAATTCATGATCTATTATTTGTTTATAAATAATGACTCAAGTCTATTTCATATTTAATAACCTTTTCATTGTAATCAAGATCAGGATTATTTTTCCTTATTTTTTTTTCTTTTGGTCTATCTATTTGAACTTTCTTAAAGCCATTTCTTTCATACAAATCAATAAAATATTCTTGTTTATTGGTAGTCCACACCCACATTTTATCAAGTTTAAAAGTATTAGCATATATAAATAAACATCTTTGTATGTACCTGTCAGCAAATTTTTCATCTTTATTATTTAGTTTATCTTTTAACTCTTGATGAATATGAAAATCTGCTAATTCATTACTTCCATCTATATGATAGTATAATCTCCATACAAATCTAACAACATTATTTTTATTAAAACTTACTAATGATATCCCTTTTTTGGGGGATTTTTGTAATGGAACAAGGTGTTTTATTGGACAATCATCTAAAGCATATATTTTAAGCATAATGTATAACACAAAAAATATCTTTAAATAAATAATAAACAAAAATTATTACAAAATGAAGTTACTTGTATAATAAACTTTATTTATTACATGATGTCACATGATTGAGAACTTCCTGAAGAGAAGGTTTATCTCCAAAATTATTGTGACGAATTGTTGAAAGGAGATTTTCAGATTTGGTCCGACAAGGCACCGAACGAACAATTTTATCGATTTCCATAACGTTAAGATGACTCAAAGCTTTTGAAAAACGACGAAACTGTGTGTTATGAACCATAAAATGGTTTTTCACGATATAGTTAACAATATTTTCATGAAACTCACTAAGTGTGCCATTATCAAATATATTATGCAGAATCACAGGAGCTTTATCATTACGTTCCATTGCTGTTGCACTAGAACGATTCCGAATGTCTGCTGTAAAATGGGGATAACGATCATCTGATTTAAATACACATGCACCATACCTTAAAACATTATGCTTGCGATTGTAAGTGTATGATACAGTGATAGTTCGCGAGATATTATCTGAACCAATTACATTTAAATGAAACAATCGATCAACTTGTTCTGTTTCATATCCACGTCCATGAGAGTTAGATTGTTTAACTCGGCGATTTAATTTTGATCCATTATTCAGTTTAACACGATTGATGTGTGTGTTATGTTTATAATGTTTATCATGTGTTGAACCATTATTATTTTGAAGAACCATTGGTTTATCAAAAACAACAGGTTGATGAGTATATTGAACTTGTTTAGTTTGTGTATTGAACAATTGAGCAGAAAGAACAACAAATAGTGCAAGACCAATTCCAATAGGAAGTATTAACCAAATAAACTCAGGAACCACTATTGAAAGAAGAGGAATTGTGGCAGTATTCGTCCAAAAAGTAACTGGGGTATGCATCATGATGTAAGATAAATAATATAATTATAATGTCAATTTCAATTTTTTCTTTTTTTTCTAGTAATATTACTAATATCAGATAGTCTGACACGAGTGATACCTCTATTTGAATTGGAATAATAGATATTTTTAACTATAATTCCTCGTTTACTTATATTATTTAACATCTTAATACATAAACAACAAGGCTTTGACATTCTAAGTAGTCCTGTAGGAGAAAAAGACATAACATAGAGATCTAGTTTTATTCCTTTCGTATTTGACTTTTGTCTATAATTTGAATTACGAATAATTTTATCAAGAGCATCCTTTTCTGCATGAGTATCATATGGAACACCGTTGTAAGGTGTTCTTTCAGTATTAATCCCTGCACATGCTCTGACATGGGTTGCTGTAAGAAGATCTCCAATAGGTACATAGACAGCTACGTGGTTATAACCTTCTTTTCGTCCAACTAATTTATCCTTCATTGCTTTAAGAATCTCATCAGAAAGTATAGAAGTATCATGATATCGAATATTATTTTCCATCTTCACGATGTATTTAATTAAAATATTATTTGATTATCTTCAATTTTTATATTATTATTGTCGATATAGTCTTCTAAAAGATGCTCTGCAAACCATTCTAAAACAGCAAGAGAGTGTTTATGTGATCCCATTTTTTTGTGTTCTTCAATATATTCTTCCAAACTAAGAGCTTTATTTTTATCTATGAAATATTTTAGATCTATGAGCATTTTCTCTTGTTTATATAAAGCTCTGCAAAAAACTGGGAACTTATTATTAGAATTTATTGCTTTATCAAAAAAATGGAATTCTAAAATAGATCCTGATAAAAAAGTTTTAAACACTGAATATTTAGGGGTTGTTTCTTGGTTTGCATATGGAGCGGTTGCCAATCTTACAGGCATTGGTAGAACACAACTTTCTGATAACATTGATTTTTCATAATCTTTAATTGAAGTTATGAATCCCACAAAAAAATCTGTGAAATTCTCGTCATCTAAATCAGGATCAAACATCTCATACTTCATTGCTTTTTCGATCGCTTCATTATGCACATTTACTATTTTATCTTCACCAATTAATTTAGTATCTTCTTTTTGCAAATAAAGTTCTTCTATTTCAGATAAGTCTTCTAGAGATTTTGTTTTTATAAAATATTCAGGTTCTAAAGAATTTAATATATCAACATAATAAGAGCCATCTTTATGCCAATAAGTAAACTCTTTTTTTAAAATATCTTTTTCTGAACAAGTTTTACCAATATAATTGTATAATATAACTTTATCTAATTTATTTTTATTTTGTTCTTGGTGTAAAGGACTATTTTTTTCTAAAAAATCCCAAACAATATTTTTGTCTTTGAATCTATAAACATTTTCTTCGTTTGTTACTTCTAATTCTATACTCATAATATTTTATATTCATAGATTTCTTAAATATTTTAAACTTAATATTAACTAAATAAAACTGATCTAAATTAAAATTAATATGTTAATTTATTTTTTCATTTTTGATATGACATTTTTGATATGATTAAAAACAGCCTCAAACAACTCCATATTATGTTTAAAAACTAACATTCTATATCTTTCACATTGATTAACAAATAAACACATAAAATCTTTATTTGTATAAAAAGATAAAATATCTGTTGTTTTATTTATATTAAAAATTATTTCATTATTATATTCATCTATTAAACCTTTTGTTTTAATTTCAAAAAAATCCTCTTTAAGAACTAATTTAGAATCTTGCATTTTTTTCCAAAATTTCCATTTATAGTATTTACAAGAAGATTTAAAAAGATCCATTGAAAAATTGGAATCATCACATTTTTTTTTATTTAAATTTTTTACATCTATTAATTTTAAATAATTAATATTTGGTTCAACCTTTCGGCAAATAGGACAAGTTGTATAACTTTTAGTATTTTTAAACCAAGTATCTATACATTCTTTATGAAAAATATGACCACATATAAGTTTAGATTTTTCTTTTATTTGTTGTAGATTTTCTAAACATACACTACAATGGGTTAGTTCTTTGTTACCAACCATTTAATTTAAAAATACTACTTAACTTCTCAATTTTTTATGCATTCATATCATAAAAAATAATAAATAAATAATTAAATGTTTATAACATACTTGATCTTTTTAGTGTTTTTTTCAATCATACAGTATTCTGCATATCCATCTGCATAAATTTCACCATGTCTGGCCCAAGTAAGATAAATCCGCTTATTGCAGTATCGCATTCTAGCAGGATGATGATTGAAAGAATGAAGTTTTCCTTGTATGGTCTGTTCAAAGACCCAAGCAGGGCTAGAATTTAGCATAACTTTTACGTCCATTGCATTTTTGAATTATAATCATTAGTCAGTCATAATTTTCAGTTTTTATTTATATTATTTCTTTCTATAATAGATATATAATGAAAGATTTCTGTAGATCTACTTGTTATGTATCTATAGTTTTATTTATAGCAATGATGTATCTTACTCTTAAAACAGGAAAAGATGTGGATTCAGATAAATTTATTAAAACTCTTTCACAACCACTACAAGAAGAGTATAGACTAAGAGTATTAGAAAGAAGATCTCTATATCTTAGAGGCTATGGTTTAGGTTTACTCTTGTCAGGTGTATACTTAGTATATTCACTTTATATTAAAGATGATATTGTGTCTAAAGTTCAAGTTGTTTGTACAACAGGATTTATAACTTTCTTAATAGCATATCTTTATTATATTCTCAGTAAAAAACAGCCTCTTATGGTAACTTTACTTGACACAGAAGAACAAAAACAAGAGTGGTATAATATATACAAAAAAATGCAGTTTAATTACCATATCGGAATGGCTCTTGGTCTTGGTGCCATTATTTCTTTTACTCATTCTGTATGTTAAATTTTAAATATACTTTGTGATTAAATAATTTAAGTTGATAAATTAACTAAAATTTGAATTAATTTATTAAATCATTTATTTATCATCAGAATGGATCCAAAACAGAGGACATTCATTGCACATATTAAGGCAAAGTCTTATGACTATGCCAAACTCGAAAAATACTGGAATAAATTTAAACTAAGGTTAAATCCTGATCAAGATGGATTAATAGAAACTTGTTTAAGGAATCAAAAATCTAGTTTTGCAGAATTCCTTAACCAACAGAAAAAAACAAAATTTAGTCTAGATAATAGTAAAGATTCTGCAGTTTTACTATTTAATGTTTTATCTAAAGGTGACTTAGATAGCATAGAATGGCTGAGCAATAAAATGGAGAATTTTAAAATAGAAGATCATATTAATCATTTACTTAAAGTTACTAATATTGAGGGTATAAAATGGGTATATTCTCAAATTAAAGAAAAGTTTAAACTCAAAGATGTTGGTTATGATTCATTCCTTCATAATTGTAGTTACCGTCGAATTCGCATAGCAATGTTTTTAGTTGAAAAATCTATCGAAGAAAATGATTGTCTTGATATATCTAAAAATAGTTATGAATGTCTTCATTCTTTTGTCACTAATCCAAAGAATCGTTTTAAAGACCTTTATGAATTTATTGTTAGGATTGCTGAACAACAAAAACTTTCTTCTGTAAACACTTTTGAGATAAACCACAAGATTAAACAATCTTTAAAAGATAATTGTTGTAAATTAGATTTTGACACTTATCTTGAAAGTCTTAATTAATTTATTAAATAAAATCATACACATAAATAAAATTTATATTTAGTAATATATAACTCAATTATTAATAAAAATACTAATAGTTTTATCTATTTCTGGAACAATGTACATCGGTTCAATATAATCTATTAATAATTTAGCTTGTCTACCATCAAAGTCCTCGATTGAATTGATAATTTTAATTATAAAATTTTTTTTATTTAGAAAAGTATCATACATTACATATTCAATTATTTGATCTCCACCATCTATAATTAGATAATTAATATCTAAATATTCTTGTTTAATTGTATCGTTAATTGAAGATATACTATTTCCAAAATGTATTATACGTGTTCTGTTTATTTTTTTAACTTTTTCTTGCCAATTTAAAAGTATATCATCATAGTTTTCCTCACTTATGGTAACACCGTAACAAAAATTTTCAAAATTGTCAACTTTTGAAATATCCCAATTTGATATATTTTGATCAAACAACACACAATCATAAAACATGCTGTTCATATTAACTATATTTGACACATCCCAGTTTGATATATTCCCATTAAATGATTTGCAATTATAAAAACACTTAGATAAATTCGTTGTGTTTGTTAAATTAATACCATCTGTAGCAGTCCATATTAAATTAACACAATTTTGGAAATAACCTATGGTTGTATTATTTTGTGGAAGTGTAAGTGCGCGTGTATCTTTAATATCAATTAATGATTCTAATGAAATAGTGTCAGATGGACGTTGCCATTCAATATTAGCCTGATCACTATTATCATGTATATAAATATTATGATATCCTGCATTTAGAGTAATTTTATTATTATCAACGCCTAATGGTGTTCCATTATATGAATTGTCATGAACATCCATATTTTCAGCATGAATAATGGGTAATGTAATTTCGGTATTATTATTTTCGATATTATATAAAAGTACAATTGATTTATTTGAAACACCATAAGTCAATGTATTTGCTTCAGTTTCAGAATACCCCAATGTATTTTGTACATAATCCAATGAATAAGTAGTTCTATTTCCTACAAAATCTATATTTTTATTAAGTGGTTGTGAATTTGACCAACCAAATACGATTTTATCCATATTTGAAATCGAAAAAAGGGTTCCATTTAACATGTTACTCGTATCAGTAACTTTTGTCAAATCCCAATCACCAATATTTTGATTAAATGAAGTACAATAATAAAACATATACCTCATATTTGTTACTTTGCTTGTATCAAAATCAAGTGGTTGATTAAATGAAGTACTATAATTAAACATATAGCTCATATCTGTTACATTGCTTGTATCAAAATCAAGTGGTTGATTAAATGAAGTACAATGGCGAAACATACCTTCCATATCTTGTACATTGCTTGTATTCCATTCACCAATATTTTGATTAAATGAAGTGCAATTATAAAACATACTATTCATATGTGTTACTGAACTTGTATCCCAATTACTTATGTCTCCGTTAAAATCATAACAGTTTCCAAAACAGAAATTCAGAGAAGTAACGTTCTCTACCATTTGTATATTATCATTTTTATGCCATACAGTTAAATTTACACAATTATAAAAATATAGATATCCATTGGCACGATATTCCTCATTAATTAATTGCATATTTCCAACATGTATTCCATATAATGGGTACCTTGTTGCATATCCTTCTTCACCTATTTCATAATTTTCATAAAGATTAAAATTTACACCTTTTATTTTCGAATTATTATTTGGAATAAGTTTTACATAAACAATATCTCCTTCGGATATATCATCTGATGAAATAGTTATTATTATATCATCTTTATTGGAAAATAAATTAGTGACACCTTCTTTGAAAGTCACATCAGTACCATTATTGTTTATGCAATATTTAATATTCATGTCATATTTAGCATCTTGATAATTACTATCAGGGCCCAACTGACTTAACTTTGCGCCTTCAAAATAAAGTGGCAATACAATTATTTTATCTTCATCATTGTTATCAAAGGAGTATGCAAAACATGTGACATTATCATCTAGAGTATTAAAATATTTTTCTATATTTTCTATACGTTCCATATATATATATATATATATATAATGAAAAAATATGAGTCTTAAATAATTAACGTGTGATATTAACTTTATAAAGAGAAATTAAGGAAATAAAAATTTAATAAAAATATTCGAATGTTATTATAAATATATGTACTGCTATTTTTATTTATAATAACTGTTTTGATAAATATTCTCAATATAGATCCATACACATCAATCCAAAGAATTATTGTTGTTAATTTCTATAAATATACTAATACAGTGTTTGTATTCAAAAATACAATTATTAATAATTACAATAATGTGAATATTTATTAATAATTTATAAATAAAAAATCTTGTTAATATTCAATGTCGAATTTAACAACTTCAAAAAGTAATTCCGCTGTGTACCAATTAGTTTTTTCATTTCCCAAATCTACATTATTATAGATTAGCTCAGCTAATTCTCTTTTTTTATTTTCAGGAACACTAATTGTTTCATTTTTCCTCATTTTAGGTATTGTTTCTCTCAGATATTTTTTAATATTATTATTTCTAAAAACTTTTGTCACATTATTGAAACTTTCTTCCGAAAAATCATCTTGTTTAAATTGCAGAAAGAGGTTGGTTTTAGTCATATTAATTCTTTATTTTTACTAAAATATTCATTTTTTTATAATTTTACAATTCAATTAATTTAACTGTTTGTTTATTAAAAGATTGAGAATGTGTTGAAATGCATTAATCATAAAAATTGAATATAGACAATGTATCATATAACAATAAAAATCGATTCCTTTACATGCCTCAAAACTCAATCACTTCTTCCGACACGATGAGTTCCAACGTTGTTCACCAATTCACTGTTGAGTTTAATGGAAAAATATATAATCTTCAAATAATTAAAAGTGTTCCAAAACCAATAACTAGCTTTAATGGTCAAAAAATTGCTCATCCATGGTATCCTTGTGGTGATTCAGATGATAAGATGAATTGGCAAACAAATAAACGATACGACACGAATAATCCACGTTATGATGATATTGATGAGGTTCTTCATAATACTGATCGTTTTGATATAAAACATGATGGCAGTTGTGGTGCTGTCATGTGGGATGGCGAAAAGTTCATTCCATATAAGCGATATGATGTTAGAAAAGATAAAAAGACAGGAGAGTGGAAAACATATAATAAGAATGATAGTTGGATTGAATGTGAACCTAAGCCAATAATTGATGATGCAACTCATTGGCCTCATTTCATTCCTGTAACAAAGGAAGATAAACCAAGTAAGTGGTATTTTAAGGCTTTTGAAAATAAGAAGATTACTGAAGTTGATACTAAAACTCTTAATAAAGGTGATATGTTTACAATTGAATATATGGGAAAAGTATTGAATGGCAAAATTTCTGACATGGTTGATGATGTAAATTTAGTATTTCATGGTGCTCTTCAAATGGACATTCCAAAGCCTCTAAGATGTCATGATGGATTTAAGAGAATTTTTGAAACACTGCCTCTCATGGAAGGATTAATTTGTTATACTAATAAGTATGGCCCTATAAAAATTCGTTGCGAAATGATGGGAATAGATTGGGGAACCGCGAAGGTTGATAAATTTGATCTTAGACATGGGTTAAGTACATTTGTTGTTTAAATTTAATTTAGTGTTTCATTTATCATTACTTTTGTAATTTTAATTCGTTTATTTTCATGATAGTTATTGTATAATAAAATATATTAAATTAGATGGATAAAAGTTTACCCAAAGTAATTTTTTTATTAGATGACGAAGAAAATAGCAGTTACTTGAATGAGATGTATGGTTTATCTGTTCATAAAGATAGAAGTTGGGAAATAATGTGTTTAAGACAAACAAAAGCACAAATGCAAAAAATTAAACTTTTTAGATTCACTAAGATGTCTTTATTAGTTGAAGATAAAAAAATGAATGATTATATAAAAACAAATGATGGAGTTGTTGTTTTTATATCAGATGAAAAATTAAAAACGCAACATAAAAAGATCATGACAAGGTTAAAAGAATTATCTAAAATTTTAGATAAACATACACCTTTATTTATTTATGTTTTTGGTAATACTGCATTAGTTCAAATATCTAAATCAATAGAGGCGACAACACCTTTTAGACAAGTATATCGTTATGAATTTTATTCAGTGCCAACTTTTAATGGCAGCAACAACAAAATGTTAGAGTTTTCTAAACTACTTACTATTAATAATAAAGATATATCCCACTCAAAAACGTTATCTGATGAAGAGTTATTAGAAATGTTTGAAACGAAAACTTTGCCAATTAACTCATGGGATCATTATGGAAGATTAAGAGTAGTATATTTGTCAATTAAAAAAAAAACTTTTCTAGATACAATTAATCAAAAAGGATGGTTATGTACACATTGGAAGAGCTATAAAAAAAGTATTGGTCATGGTAATTTATGGAATTTCAGTTTGACAAGATTTTGGGCAAGTATAATATATTTAATTGATGAGAAAGGTGAATATTATAGTTTTGATGCATTTTATGAAGCGAATCCGAAACTTCATAGAGGATCATTATTCAAAGAGTATTATGGTGAAGAATTATTTACAGATGAAGCAAAAAATAATTGGTTACCACCAACTAAACAAAAAATAACAAATATTCTAAAATGAAAAACACATAATATAAATAACATACAATATCACTAATTTGGTATAGAAAATACTAAACATGTTTTTTTTCCAATCTCTTTGTAAGTTTTATTTATAAATAGTTCACTATTAACAATAAAACCTTCCTTACTATGAGTTTTAGGATTTTTATTAAATATAAATTCAATTCTAGATTTAATATAGTTTTTTTTATTGTGGCTACTTGTTTTATCATAACAAATAAACACATCTTTATCTTTGATTGAATGAAAACCTACTTTAAGAATTTTATTGTTCTTAGCAACAATGAATTTGCAATCTTTGGTGACTTCAAATCGAGTAATATCACAAAACTTCTGATAAGCATACAGAAGAGTGTCTAAAGATGAATAACCCATTAGTATTTCAAAAAAACTAATAAACAAAAATCAATTTTATTTAAAATATTTTCAATATCTTGGTCGTACATAAAAATCATGTATTTTGTAAGTAGTAAAAACTAGGAAAAGATCAATTATTATAAAAATAATGCATAGAATGTAGCCAAATTTATTTAGGGAATCGTCATAATTTTTATGATGGACATGTTTTTCAATATAATTAATTTTAGCACACATAATAAACTTATTAATATCAATAATAACTAAAAATACACTTATTAAAAAATAATGAAAACAACAATTCAAAAGATTTATAAACACGCAACTTCCAACAACTGCAAATAGTCCTATTTTAAAATGCTTGTCCTTAATACTGAAAGATGAGTCATTATTCCAAACATGCGGACTAAATATAATCAACAATGAAGTTATAAAATACAAAAATCTAAAAAAGTTACTAACTAATTTATATCTATATATATATATTTTTCGCTGTTTTTTGTCTTCTAAAACAAAATCTATATCATTGCTTTCAAGAGATGGAATACGTTGGTACTTAACTTGATCAGAACCAATATTGATTGGAAATGGATCTATTTTGGGTGTCATGTTTGTATTTTAGTTAATATTATTAAAATATGTATGTTTTCAATTATTTATAAATAAAATATCTTAAATTATCTTGAAATAATTTAGTCTTGTTTATGTTTAAGCAATTCAGGAACAGGTGGAACATAGCAGTATTTTAACACAAACCAATCATAGAAATAGTTTTCTAAAATTAGATGTTCAGGATTAAGTTCAGGTTTAAAAACATAATTGAGTCCAATTACATTTAATGCTTCAACATATTTGCAAATTTGGAGCAAATTATGGTTTTCAATAATAGAGTAGTCAAGACTGCTCCAGAAAAAGTATTTTTCTATACGTTGTCGACGTTGGTATTCTTTAGATAAGAGAACTACAACAATCATACGTTTATTTTCCTCTAAATTTTCTAGATCAGATAAAATCTTGTAAACTTTTTCTTTAGAATATTCATTAAAATTATTAAAGTAAGTAAATCTCTTTATAATTTCTTCTTCTGTAAAAAAGTTAAGTAAATTAGTATTTTTAAGGAAAAATTCGGATGCATTATTAATAAGATCTAAATTATAATTAATAAGATCTAAATTATAAATAGATTTGAGTGTATTCATAACAAACTCATCTAGTTTATAATTGTCTAATAATTCTTGACATACTGATAAAATTTTATAATTAGGGATATATTTCTTAATAATCTCTTGCAATTTATCAAGAACAAGTTTATCTGTGCCATAAGTATGTACATAGTGAATAACATCACTTTCATCAAAGCCATGTTCATAAACAAGGTCATCTATTTTTTTTAGTTTTGCATCGTTTTTAATCTCTTCAATAAATTCATCTGTAAAAAAGTTCACAAAAGTCTCAATTTTAGAGTATCCATACTTATAAAGTCGATTGACAATATCAATAGTAGGGAGCAGTAAATCTATTTCTTGATTCTTTTCTTTATCATTTAGAGATTCCCATCTATTAATACCAATTTCGTTTTTAATAAAAATGTCAAGGATTTCTTGATCAAAATCTAAATTGCCGGAAGCTAATGCAGTATAGAGATAAAGCTCTTTAGAATTATCAAAAGAACCTTCTTTAACACAGTAGTCATAATCATTAGTTACAAAAGCAAAAGGTGTATCTCTTTGAGAAGGACCAAACCCAATCCATGGTATGGGTAGTACACATTTATCATTCTTTTCTAAAGTTTTATAAAGACTTTTCATATAAGTTGTTTCGTATTCACCAAGACAAAGATCATCTTCAACTAATATTTGACCAGGTTTAAGTTTTGGCAAGTCATAACCAATTAATGTACACAGAGTGTAATGATCTTCAATATATATTTTTAAACATTTATCATTGAGAAGATGTTCATTGCTAATAAGTGCTTGATCTACAATATTAAGTATATCTTGTTCTTTGTCATACTTAATATCATTTATTTGTTCATCATCTAACAAGTTAGAAATTTGAGAAGGAGCAGTTATATCTGAATAAACTGAATCAGTGTATTCATCTATATCAACATAAGTATCTGTATCTGTATCTGTGTATAATAAAGATGATTCATTCATCTCAGTTTTAAAAGGATTTGCTTCCACATAATCTCCAAAATCCGAACTAGAATTGGAATTATTTAAAATGGGTGCAGACACTGATCGTTGATATTCAGGAAATCCAAAATCTTCAGGAGTAGGATTATGACGTGTGTTGTCAACAACATTAAGATCAAAACAGGTTGACACTGTTTTAGCGGAATCACTAAAATTACTTAGTTTATCATAATGGTAATTAAAAGAATTATTGTATGATGGAGTGTTCCAATAATCCAAACCCATATCAATAATGGTGTGATTGTTTTCAATAAACTTCTTAACATGAGGAGTAGGAGGTCTTTTTGTTACTTGTTTAAGTTCATCAAGAACTTCATTAAACTCTTGGTAAAATTCAAAAAATGGTACATAAATATTAGGCTTAAAAATAGTTTTAATCTCATTTACGACATTATTATAATTATGATGAAATTCTAATTCAGAATTATAATCCATACCTATACCTGGTTGAAAATCAGAGTAAACAGAACTTGTTTCGGACCAATCAGAAAAATCTTCAAAATCAGGAGGATAATTATTAACAGCAAAGTTAAAATCTAATTCGTCTAGAACTTTATTCCACTTTTTTTTTAACTCTTGTCGTTCTTGTGAATACTCGTTAATATCAGAAAATACAGAAGTGTTATCTTCTTCAAACTCATTTTTATTAAATGATGCTTCTTCAAGATTGCGCAAAACTCCAAGACTTGTAGGTGAATCATTATTTTCAGAACTTTTCACTGGAATAATGTCTTTTGAATCAGGCATTGAATTTATAATTTCTCCGAATATTATCTTATTATTTTCAATATTGACACTATATTTTGGATAATAGTAAGTTAACCATTTTGCAACTTTAATACAATTATTTTTGCACACTGTTTTAAATAGTTCATGATTATTCTTATCTATTCTGATAACATGATCTTTTAAAATGTTTTCGCATAGAAAAGTTACAACCTCTAATTTATCATTGATACAAGCTTCATAAAATAGATTATCCTTTAATTTAACTGATAAATTTAGTTTTTTATTAAGTTTTAAATACCAATCAATAAAATCGATATAACCAACTCTGCAAGCATTCATTAATGCTAAATTATCAAGAGCAGTAGTATCTAAATATAATCCGTTATCCTTAGATACTTTCCAAAGATAATAAGCTCGATTACAAAAACCTTTAGTTGTAAGATTAACAAAACACTGTTCAAGTTGTTCAACAGGATTTTTAATATTTTTAACAAGCTTTATTTTTTTATATTTATAATCTTGACCAATATCTTCAGTATAAGAGTTATTTTGAATTATAAAATCAGATAATTGTGTGGTATTCATGTTTAATCATAAAAAAATCCAAATAATATCAACTTTTTGTAAGTTTATATGGTCTATTTTGTGAGGTCAATACCTGTAGGTTTAAGAGTTTTCATTTTAAGATCAAGTTCATCAGGGGTGACATTTTTAGGTGTCTGAAGAGTATTTTCTTCATTTAAATGACGATTATCTTCAGGTGAAGGAAAATAAGGATCTTCTTCAAGATGATCAGCTTCATCACCTACTTCGAGATCTTCTTCAGGAATAGTTGTAAGTTCTTTTTTAGATGAATTATTTGTAACATTAGGAACGACAGATAATGTGTTCACAGCATTTGGAATAACATTGTCAACAACAGGTTGATCTCCGGGTTCATCATCTTCTTCTGTTCCACCTATACAAGTGATTTTAATAAACTGATCAGGAACATGTTCGACAAGATAACCACTATTTTTCATTTCATTACTTGCATCATGTACAACACGTAACATAAATTTTCGGTGAGGAACTTCGCCATGTTTCCTATTTCCTTTGTGAAGTTTTTTTACTAAATCATTCATACGTTGTTTATACCTATCCTCAGACATTGTAAAAGTGTGTCCTTTAATAATGTGTTCTACAGGCATATTATCAGCATAAAAATCAAGAGTTTCTTGTACTAAAGAATTAAAAATTGGTTCAAATCTATCATCGAAACCTTTTTCAAGCCGATCGACTTTAAAGCTTGATGATAGTTTAAAAGTAGGAACAGTTCCATTTACTTTTTTAGATTGTTTTCTAGATAACATATATATAACTTTAATTTTATAGATAAAAATATAAAATCAACTTTTTTCTTAATATTAGTATGTTAAAGAGATTAATTTCATTATCGATGGATCTATTTGTATTACCAATGATGATAATTATGTCTATTTTTGCACGATCAAATTTAGATCCCTATATTAAAGATAATTCAAAACCAATACTTTTATTGCATGGATTAGGATATAACCAGGCAGGCTTTTTATTTTTAAGACTTTATTTGCATTGGAATAGATTTTCCAATATATATTCTTTAAATATGGATGAACATATTTTCGGATCTAAATCAAATCTAAAAGAATATAAATTAAAAGTTAAAAATAAAATAGATACTATTTATAAGAACCATAATTCAAATATAGTTATTATAGGTCATTCTTTTGGAGGAATAATTGGAGGATTAATATGTTTAGAAACAAATAAAATAGATTCTCTAATTACACTTGGCACACCTTGGTATGGTACAGACATGGTTGATTGGTACAATACTTATATATTACCTTTTAAGAAAATGTTTGGTATAGTTATTTTAAATAAATTAAGACTATTATTAAAATCTGAATCAATGTTATTAAAAAATTTAAGAGAAGATTTAAGTAAAAAAAACATTAAAATATTTAATATTGGTTCTATTTCTGATTGGATAGTCAATAATAAGAGCAATAAAACACCTTTTAAATTAGATTATTGTGAACACTATAATTACCATATCCATGGCCATAATTCTATGTTATTTTGTCCATTGACTTTTAATAAAATAAAAAACTGGTTGATAAATAAAAATAAATAAAAAAACACACACAACAATAATTATATTAAACAAACTCCCAGTCAAGCTTTTCAAGATTATTGAGCACAACTCGAATCAACATTTTTTCAATTTCAGAGTAGAATTTTAAAGAGTAAACTTCTGTCTGATAAACATCTGGCAAAAACTCTTCGCTCCACAAATCATGCAAGTTTTTGAAAATTGCTCGAGTCACACCCAATCTGTATTGGTAGATGTAATTAACTGCATACTCTTTAATGATGTCACAAAAAAATTTTGCAGTTATTTTGAATCTTTCATTTGTCTCATCAATTTCATTGTCATTCTGATCATTTTTGTTGTTATTCTCATAGACAACAATCTTATGATTATGACGAATTTTTGTTAGAACATTGCTAACAATCTCTTCAGGTCGGATGTGAGATTTTGGATCGAATGGAATGATGTTGCCAAAATCAAGAGACTTGACACAAAGCAGTGACTTACGTTTAACTCTGCGTTGTTTCTTCATCTTATTTTTTGCAATTGCACGAGTTTGCCGAAGGTGTTCTTCTGGATCAAAGACAATCATGTGTCGTTGAGGATGAGGACGCTCCATGAAATTGGTAAAAAGATGAAGAAACAGAAGATGAGTTATTTGATGGGAGATGAGACTGTAAACAATTTACTAAGAATCTCATAATTTTCAACTTTTTAGAACATAATATATTCACTGAATAATTTGTATTTTATCAATAAATTTTAGGATTTCTTTTATTATTTTTGCAAAAGTATTTTTCATTTGCCATGTTTCAGGATGTAATTTTTTTGTTAAAATTGTACCATCAGATGTAATTGGTATATCTTTGTTATAGTTGAACTTATCTGTCAACTTAAAAATTGGAGGATTTTGAGGATAATTATAAGGGATTATAACTTCTATTTTAATGTTATGATTTTTAAAAAGTATCTCAATTTTTGATCCTGTCCAAGTAGCTTCAATATTTGAAGGATTGTATTCTTTTTTAACTTTTTGTAATTCTTTGTCTAGTCTTTTATTTAGTAATTTAAAATAATCTCCAATATTTAGTTTTTGAAACTCATCGTATTTAGTAATAAAATCATTCACTTCCTGAACATTCAAAGTTGAATTACTAACAATCATATATTTTAGTAAAATGTCATTATCATTTGGTACAACGAAAAAATTGCCTTTATTATAATTATTAGAATTATTAACTTTTGCAACGCCTACAATTCTTTTAGTTCCAGAAATATATAATTTATTGCTATACCCATAAGATGTATTAAAATCTGTCGCAAAATAAACGCCTTTACCATGAACGGCTCCATTTGTTTGAAGTATAGTTCCACTCATATTTTTTAATCCATTTCGCATAATAGAAAACCAGTTACCAAAAGAAGAACCATGAAAAAGTATTTTACCATTATTAAACCTCTCTTCTACTTCTTGAGGATATTTAATCTCATATATATCTGCATGTTTTAATGACATTTTCATTTTTGACAAATAATTGCTATCTAATTTATAAACATCATAATGAATAGTTCGAACAAGAAATTTTATTAAGGCATATGTTTTTTCTCCATATTTATGATAAATGTCTATATCATGATAGTTTTTGTCATCAACAAGTTTTATCATTTCATCAATTATAGTATTAAGTTGTGCAAAATTATTAATGACAAAATCTTTTAGTTCTTTAAAAAAGACATCATCAGGTTTTTTTAAATTAGACATCATATCATCTCTTTTGTAGTTTATTTTATCTTTAACAAAATATAAAGGATAAGGATAAACTCTATTGACAAACTGTTTTATAAGACTAAGTCCTGAGCTGACTATTAAATTAGAAGCAATGGGATTACTATTAAGTTCTTTATGAAGAAAATCACTTGTTAAAATAGACTCTTCACAGTATTTACAAGATTCAGAATCACACCAATAAATTTTATCTATTTTAATATTTAATTTTTTGCCACATATTGTACAATAATCATAAATACCATGAGAAAGTTCAACTAAGAACTCAAATATTTCTAAACAGTTATTTTCTTTTATTTCTATTATTTCTCCAAACTTATTTTGTAAAAGTCTGAAAACATGAAAATCGTCTAAAGTTTTTTTATTATTGATAAGAAAGTTATTTTTTAATGATACTTTTATAACTCCTTTAATTAAAACATTTTCTTCTAATTTAAAACCAAAAGACTCATATAGATTTTTGAATGAATCATTGTCCATTTAATTAAATTTTAAATTAGGTTAAGATTAATCAAATTTTGCAGTTAATATATAAAAATTGATAGATTAAAGTTTTTTTTTATAGAGTTATGATAACAGTATATATCTTAAAATTGGAAACCGATAAATACTATATTGGAAGAACCACAAAGAATGTATATGAAAGAGTATTAGATCATTCAAAAGGTGAAGCAGGTTATTGGACTAAAATTTATAAACCAAAAGAATTAATAGATTTTAAACCTAATGCAGATAAATTCGATGTAGATTTATATGTAAAAAAATATATGGATAAGTATGGTATTAATAATGTTAGAGGTGGTACTTATTCTTCTCCTAAATTAACAAATGAAAAATATAATGTTTTGAGAGAAGAGTTGGCCAATGCTAATTTTGAAAAAGTCAAAAAAGCTAGATCAAAAGTATATAATAAACAAGTTACTAAAATTATTCAACCAAATTTGGATAAAAAAGAACAAGAATGTACAATTATGTAATTAAAAAATTGTTATTTTGTTTAATACTATATCATTAATTATCTTATTAAACTCAATGTTATTTAGACGTATAGATTTAAATAATAATAATACATATATTGGAATATTTAATAATGAAACAAATCTTAGATCAGATTATCATAAGATAAATACAAAAAATATACAGCTGAATAAACCTTTTAAAGTGTACGATATTAATATAGAAGATGATTCTAATATTTATGGTTTAGTAACACATACAATTAAAGATAAATATACTCTTTACATATTTTATAATCAACCATTGGTTTTTGGTTTAAGAGTAAATTGTCCAACTTTACTTTCATCAGGGGTTTATTTGGATGAACATAAAAAAGAAAAAGAAGATGAATCAAATTATATAGAAGTTGTGAATGAATCAGATTTTGATTCAGCATCAGATTTAGATTCAAATGATTTTAATGAAGAAAACAATTTTGTTGATACACCATTTGTTAATATACCTGCACCACCAATAGATAAAATAGATAAAATAAATAAAACATATGTAAAACAAGAATCTGAAGATAAAATAAAAAGAATATTTTCAAAGAGTTTATCAAAACCAATAATAAGAAATAAAGTTAATTTTTATTAAGAAGTTTGTTTATAAAAAAATTATCTCTCGAAAAGATTTTTGGTGACTGCTTTTCCAGAAAATGTATAAACTAAAATACTATATTCCCAGTATTTTTTATCTTTTCCAATTTTTGTAATAAAAAAGCTATCATTATTAACTTTTCTCTCTTCAATGACAACTTTATATTTATCTTTTTTGACAAGTTTAAGAGTTCTTTTAAGGATATTATCTCTGGGAACAAGTGAACCAAAAAAATATGTGGCAGTATCTTTTTGATCTTTATTTTTAATATCCAAATAGTAGTCTAAAATAGTTTCTACTTCTGAATTAAGATAGGTATTATATTTATTTTTGACAAGAGTTATACTGCATATTTTTTTAATCATTTCGCCAAATTGGTCTTGTGTAATTTTAGTATCACTCCGTACTTTAAGATCAGGTCTAAAATATATATCCATTATATTATTTATATATAATATATCTAAAATACTCAATTTTTTAATAAATAAAACACATATAATTAACATTTATGATTAAATTTATTAAATTATATTGAAAAAAAAATAAATAAAATTAGAAAAATCCCTTCATCATAGTTTCTATTAGGAGTTGTTCATGATCAAATGCAAAGACAGACGAATCCGGCGAATTTTTGCGATGCCACATATGTGTATCATGAGTAGCAGGATTTATAGTTTGAAACGATTCAGACTCATTTGTGAGAAATTTTTTTAGTTCAGAAGAATGCACCATATGAAGTTCTCTTGCATCATCACCTGCCATTGCCTTGGTGAAGTTAACATTGTTAGCAAAGTAAAGAGATGTACAAGTGTAACCACGAGGATCACGTGTCAAGTTTCCAACTGTAGTAACTAATGTTAGAGAACCTGGCAAAAGGTTACATTCTTCTTTTCCTTCTCGAAGTGCCGCATCTTCAGGTTCCTCACCATCTTTAATATCAACAAATCCACCTGGGAGTGCAAGACATTCTTTAAAAGGATCACGCTTCCGAACAATAAACAGAATATACTCGTTTTCATCCTTATACAAAAGATCGACAGTTAGTTGAGCCATTGGATAATTATACATATATTTATTTTTCTTATTAAAATTAACAAGCCATCCACCTTGATACTTATCTTTAACATAAATCATATTATTGTTAAACATAGAAGTGATTGCATCAACTCCTGTTTGTAGAGAAGTCCATACTTTTGAAGTTGTTATTGATGCATTACTTTTCATGGCAGATCCCATCTTGCCCATTGTGGTTGCAATGTTTTGAAAAGAATTTGACATTTTGAGAAGTAGTTGGAGAGAGAAAGTGAAAGTGAAAATGTGTAACAAGAGCTACAAAATAATTAATATAGTTAATATATATTTTCAAATTTTTAGATGCAATATATCATAAAATAAACAAAAAATTTAATCAAGAAAGAAAAGAGGAGGCCTTTCTAAATAGTTCTTGCATCTTCGAGGAGTGACGTTTCTCATCTCAGCCCATTTTTGAATGTGAATGTCAGAATCACCATTTGCCTTTTTTTTTGCTCGACCTTCAGCAGTGTTGCAGTTAAGACAAAGGCGACCACGGTATGAACAAACATTTGTGTTCTCGCGGTCATGATCATGATCGATTGCTCCCTTGAGAGCATGACCCTTATTGGGTGTCAAAAACGAACGGCAACAAATGGGACATTCTTTTACCGACATGAAGTGCTTCACTACAGGAGTAGCAAAAGGGCGAATGTTCTTATAGTGACCATTGGAAAGCCTCTTGCGAACACCACCCGGAGAGGGAGCAGAGCGATAGTTTTTAGGGGTATGCATGATGGATATCTTTATAGATGATGTATACTTGAGTAAAAGAAGTCCATACAGGAGAAAGCAATCTACTAAATCTTCAATTTTTTCAAAAGTTGATATTTAATATATTTATAAATATATTAATAAATATGACTCAAATAGATATTAAAAAAATTAATCCACCAATGTGGGTATATGCTCATATCATAAGTGGATTCCTTATATATTTGGATCCATGTGGTCCACAACTTTTGTCTTCTTATTATAACTCTTTTGTATTTTTACTGTGTGTAATAAATAACTTATATCAAATAGCTTCTCATTTTTATCTTGGAATAGGTTTTACATTGGGAGGTGATATTAAGAATCAAGTCATAGGTGCAGATGATAAACAAACTTCTTTGACTTTTATACTTTCAACAGTTATTGACTATCTTGGTTGGGTACATTTGGGTTATTATGCCAAAGTTTGGAATGTTTTTATTAGATATCTTGGTTATACTCATCTTTCAGTAGGATTAATATCTTTTTTGAACCATAATTCATTTCAAACTACTTTTATCAATCGTCATTCCCATTGGTCAAGTTACTTAAAAGCAGGGTTTGTTTTGACAGATTCTATAGTACGTGCATGTCTTTTATCATATATAATGTATAATGTGGTCATTGGGAAAATTTTAGTATAGTTGAAACTAAAAATAAATTAATTTTTGAACTCTTTTTTAAAAGTTTCTTTATCTAAAATATTAGCATAACCAACAGTTCTATTTTCGAGTCTCAATATTAATTTTTTAGATATTAGTTTAGGAGGGTTTTCTAATTTTAATACTCCTAAGATTTTATTTAATTTTTTATTTTCCTTATCAATCATATTATCTTTTGTTACAAATTTATATTTCCCATTTTTTAAGATTATTAAAACAGATTCATAATGATTATCGTCCGAATGAATTATTAAGTTAACTCCTTGAGCAATTACTCCATCAAATTTAAAAAATGTCATTTTAACAGGAATAGTATTTTTATTACTTATCTCAAATTTATTTATTTCTTTTTTGCTATTCTTTTCTAATATCATTTTCTTTAATCTAGTTTCATGATCATAAATAGTGTCTAATAAACAAGAAGTATTAAAAAGTTTATTTTTTCCCTCTTCTAATGGTTTAGATACATTAGAACCATCGTATCCGGATATAGGGATAAAAGTTATAGAATCAAATCTCATCATCTTTAATTTTTTTTCTAATTTAGTTACAAGTTCTTTATATTTATCATAATCCCAATCTATTGTGTCCATTTTATTTATAGCAACAATTATATTTAATAATCCCATGCCTCTTGCTACCATAATATGTTCAATGGTTTGTCCAGACAATCCTTGTTCATATTCACCTTTCCTAATAGATATCACAACAACGCCAATATCAGCCCTTGATGTGCCTGCTATCATTTCAGATACTAAAAGCCGGTGACCAGGTACATCAATAAGCTCAAGAGTTTTATTTTTATGTTTAAAAGGAATGTACACATATGAATGTGTTTTTCCTCTTAATCTTTCATCAGTATCAACATCCAATATATAAGACAACCACCAAGTTGATTTTTTATTCATATCAGCTTCTGTTTTAAGTTTTTCAACTTCTCTTTCTTCTATATAACCTGAATCGTATAGTATTCTCCCTGCAAGTGTTGATTTACCATGATCAACATGTCCAAGTAAAACAAACTTAATATCTGATATATCATCGTCATTACTTTTATTTGACATTATTAAATAAAATTAATATTAAAAATAGAAACTACAATTTTTATCAAAAATAAACTAAAAAACTACTTATGGCCAAACATTTTGGCAAACATGACATCATCCTCAATATTATAGTTATCATCATCATCATCATCATTATAACATTCCTTTGTACAATTGAAAGTAGCAACTTCTTCACACACAGCATTTGTTCGAATTTCGAATTCAATGCCAATATTTTCAAGAAGCTCAGGACATTTAAACTCTACAAAAAACTCAATCATATACTCATCAATTTTTGGCTTATCAACCTTAATGTCTGCAATCATGTCCTTTGTAATTGATTTGCAAAACTTCTTGACATCAACATAAGAAACACCTTCATATTTGACAAGCATTTTGATAACCTTAAAAAAGAACTTACGATAAGACTCATCTGATTGAGCATAATTATAAATGAGAGAGTATACAACATCATAGATGGAATTATTCTCAAGAACATCCTTTGTAAAAGAATAACAAAGGTCATCTGCATCGATATCAGTAAAACATTTGTTTTTAAGACGAGAAGAAAACATTGCATCAATTTTGTTAGTGTCAATTTTTAGATTTTTTTCAGATTCTACTTTGTCAACAACATTTTTAATTTCAATGTTGGTATTTTTAGTATAAATAGCGAAACTCTTTTTAAGAAACTCATCAATAGTCTTGATATTCTTGTCAAGATTCTCAATATTTATCTTCAATGCATTGACATTTAGACCTGAAATTTTCTCACAATGCTTGAGTTTTTTATTTTCATCTGACAATAACTGTTTCTTCTTCTTTTGTTCAGTATTGATGTTCTTGAGAATTTTCTCAACTTCCACTGAAAAACAAATCTTCATTTTTCCATTACTGTTGTAAAGTTGAGGATGTGTAAAGAACTTTGTCCATGCATCTGGATGACTCACTTTGGCTTGACAATAAAAATGCAACAATCGATATACATCAAATTCAGGATCAAAAGTTATTTTTCCCTTATTAAAAATAAATCCGACATAAGCAACTTGGGAAATTTTTTGATGCTTACTCATTTCTGCATTAATGCATGCCATATGTCGGATAGCATCGCGTTTCTTGTTGTAAAGATCTTGAATTCGCAGAAACTCTAATTGATTATCATTTGAATCGTTTGAAACAATACCATACCCATCATCGTAATTATTTTTTGCTTTCATAAACTGCTCATGAAGTGTTGGTAATTCATGCAACCAGTTCTGTTCAGTTGATGAGCAAGTATTCTTAAAAATCTCAATAAAATTAGAGAGGTTATGCATACGAATGTTGTTCTCATCATTCTTTTGAGATAAAATATTTTTAAGAACACTAAAGTTTTCAAATCTGCGATCAACACTTTTAATTTCTTTTTCAATTGAAGCAATGCTTAATTCAAGTTGATGAATATCCTTTTTAAGCTTCTTAAGATCATTATCATTGCGTCGTTTTACTTTTTCATTCTTATCATTACCATTAATAATTTTTTTCATCTTATTTGTAATATTTTCAAGCTCTTTCGTCTCACGGTTAAGCTTAAAATGAAGGTTATTTTCAAATTCGTCACGCCAATTGATTGCATTGTCAATGCATGCGAGATTAGTAGTGACAATTTCGATAATAAGTGAAATGTAGCTTGTGATAATAGAATTATAGTTAATTCCCTTGATCAACTGAGTTGTAAGCATGTTTACAAGAATTTTTGCACACATTTCAGGATTAGTCATAATTGCAACCATAATCTGTGGAGCAAGCAATCCTTTTTTAATAGGATTATCGGTGAGCTTGTTAAGTTGGTGAAAAATAATTTTAGCTTGCTCGTTGGTAATCCGAAGTAGTTCAGATGCAAACTTAAACTTTTCATCATCTGAAAAACGCTTATTGTGATAAATTGCGCAAAACCCGGCTTCTCCCTTTGAGTTAAGGTCAAAAACAGATAGAGGAAGTGTAATAATTCCTTCATTTGTGATTTGTTTGAGATCATCACGTAGAAACTTTGCTAAGGAAATGAGCTCGTCAATACTCACCGGAATATCCTTATTAGGAAATGCAAGGAGATGAAATGGTGAGTAGTTTTTGCTGGCACCACTTGATCTTACACCAATAGTGGAACCTGTTTTGGTGATTAGTTCAAAAACAGCTTTAATCAAATCACGTCGACAAGTTGGTACAGCCTGTGCAAAAAGTGCAGCAATAAGCATAGATTCACTAACATGGTCACGTGGAAGTTTTTCGTTAGTTTCATCCTTAACATACCGATTCCCTAGAATATTAATTACTTTTTGACGAATAATTTCAACATCTGTTGTAGATGATTTACTGATAACGTTTTTCGCGATCTTTTCGGCAGACTCAGCCTTGCGATTCTGATGACGACGTTGAGTAGAATGATGTTTTGACTTCGGATGTTCAACCCAACGATTCGCCATGTCTATTGTGTGGTTAAAACTCTCAAAGGAAAAAAGAGGCCTTGATTGGTCAATCAAAGATTCTCAAAGGGGAAAAAGAGGTCTTGATTGGATCAATCAAAGATGTCGTATGATCTAATCAAAGAGCTAGTACTATTTCAATTTTTTAATAAATTAATCAAAACTTTTATCAACAATAATAAACTTATATTTATCCGAAATAGTACTCATAATTTCATTGCTTTTATCAAGGATATATCTAGTTATTAAATGGTCTTTGCTACAATAACATACACAATACACAATATCTTTGAATCTATATTTAGTTTTATTATCAATCAATGTTAAAAATTTCATGATATTATTTTCGGGTTCTTGTCTACAATATCCATTGCCTATTAAATTCATGATAGTATCAAATAATATAAAATTTATTTTTGAGTAATTATTTATGATATTAATTGCCTTCTCAACATTTTTATGTGGAATTAAATCATCATTATAAATAATGATAAAGTTATCATTGCATCTAAAATCAACAGAAAAACCTAAAACATATTTTTTTCCAAAATTTTTAATAAAGTCTTCAGAATATTTCATTTCCAATAATAAAGACTTTACAACTCTTTCCTTTACAAGTATTATGGCAATACTGAACGCGGAAAATTTTTCTCTAGGAATAATCTTTTTACATTTTAATGAAAGTTTTTCATAAGTTTTTTCTAAATGTTTAAAAAACTCTTTAGGATTTTGATGAATCAAATCCATTGTTATAACTCAATAATAAATAAAACTTATCAACTTTTTAATATTTTATAATTTTAAATACTCAAATAATAACTATTTTTTTTTTAAATTATCAAGGGCTATACAAAATTTTCTAGAAGAGTTCCACACAGTTGATATGACTGTTATCATAGGCAAAATAGTAGATAATATTGGAGACACATATAGATAACTAGATAGAAGTATTAACACTGAAGACATACATAAATGACTACCAACAAAAATAAATTCATTTAGTATTTTGCTATTACTAAAATATTTATACATAGGAGACTTGATATTGGTTGTATGATCTTTAAACACTGATGAATACTCATCCGAATAAACCTTTTTCCTTTTTACAAGAAAAATAAAAACATAGTAACAAATCAACCAAATAAAATAGATTGGGATAGTATATTTCATATTAATCCAAAGAACTTCATTAGATGAGAAAACACAATTGAATTCTTCCCATCGCATTTTCCAAATTAGCAATACAGGACTTGTGTGTAAAAATACTGTTCCCATATGTATAGGAGAATGGAAATAAAGTCGATCTTTAGTTATAAAAACACCATAAGCAAGCGGACCATAAACTAGACCAAACACCGGTACAAAAATCCAATCTGGAATTGTGTATTTTAAACTAATAGCTGTAAAAATAGTAACTATAAAACTTGCAAAATAACAATACTCTACAAGATAATAATGTTTTTTATTTGTTTTGAAGTTTTTTAATCTATACA